TTACTGCGGTTTCGGGTACTGTTTTTTGACCCTTTGGATGGGTCCGTAGAACCCCTCGACCTTCGGCAGCTCACCACGGTCCATTGCGTGCCACAGCGCGTCAAGCTGATCGGCAAGCGCCGGGTACTGTTCAGCACGGCGCGCTGAGTAGTCACCGCTATGCTTCAACTTCATAGGTGATCCCCCCGTCCAGGTAAGGCGGCGCCGACACGGCGATTTGGTACACACCGGGCAGACCAAACTCAAGCTCGATGGCCGAACCGTCCGCCTCGTATCGTTGCCCTTCAATAGTCAGCACGCCGCCGCGCGGCACGCCGTAGAGAATGTTGCCCGCGACCCGCAACCTCATCTCAGGCCGGGGGCAGACGGCACCGTTGCGGACCATGTCTTTTTCAGGGCTCGCCTCGACACCATGCAGCATTGATGCGCCGCGCGGGCAAACCAGCTCCGGGGCGACTGTCTTGCCAGAGCTCAGTACGACACCCGTCGCGGGGTCGTAGAACGTAACGACCTCAATCATCGTTTGACCCCCATGGCGAAGATGCTAGTCACGTGGACCGAGCGAGTGCCGTGCTCAAAACGGATATTGCCCCCGCACACATGGGTGCCGGCGGGCATCCAGAACGACCCAAAGGCAACGGCCGACGTTGACCCGCCGCCCGCGGCCGTAACACCGACCTCCCCACCGTATTGATCGAAGCAACGAGCCCGGAGGAAACAACTCGCCGACTGGCTGTCAGTGGCGATGAAGTTCGCCATGGCGATCACGAAGACCAGACCCGGCTCGTCCAAAGTGATCGCCACCTGCGGTATGTATCCAACGCCGGTCATACCGACCGGCACCGTTACCGCGTTGCCCTTGATTTTCAGCGTGTCAACGGCCAAGTCCTGGATCTTCGCGGTGGTGATCGAGGCGTTGCGGATATGTGCCGTGCCGACCACTGCGCGATCCATCTGCGCGAAACTGGTCCATAACTCATCGGTCTGGATGTACTGCGCTTTAAGGCCGCCACCGACCACGGTGACAGGGTTGCCTGCGCCGTCGATGATCTTGCCAAAACTGACTGACCCGATTTGCGCGGCTTGGATCGAGGCCTCGCGGATCATGGCCGTGTCGATGTAGACCTTGCTGTTCTGGACAATGAATGGCTTGACCCGGCCCGTACTGTTGGGGGGCGCAATCCAGAAGCGGTCTGCAAGCACCGCAAAATCCGAGGTCTTGCCATCGTTGTAAGCGCCAAAACCCGACACGTAGCCGTTCACGTCCAGGCGCAAGGTGTACTGCGCACTAAGCCCGTTGAGTGTGAGCGCCTGCTGCGAAATACTGGCCGTGTTGCCCTTGACCACCGTCTGTAGCGTTGATACCGACATCGCCAGAGCCTGGTCGCCTTGGACTCGCTCGATACTCTCCGTCTTGATCCGCGCGGCCACAGAACCGGGTGTTGCATCGGAGGCGTCAATCAGCGCAATACGCTCACTGAGCGCCGTACTCAGCGCAGACTCGTCGATTTGACCCGATAGCCGTTTAAGCAGCTCCTCCAGATCGGCCGGCTTCAACGCCTTGACCATCCCGGAAAACGGCCCAACCCGTCCGTTTGCAGATACAAAACGAATCCAGTAGTAGAACTCGCCCTCATCGGGAGTAGCGATGGGGTCGAAGTGCATACCGCCAACCGCTGTGCCTACGAACGCGCGACTTTCAGGCGTCGGCTTGTCCGACCGCCAAATCTCGGTATGCCCGTGCCCCTCGTATAGCCCCTGCGGAAGGTCCCAACTCAGCAGCACGCCGTTGAACACGCCGACGGCCGTAAAAGCCGACGGGATCGGCGGCATTACGCCGAGATCACCTGCGCCCCCAGGCTCGCCTGGCTGGCCAAGCGCGCCGTTCCGGCGCAACGAGGCGAGTCCAGACTCGACCAGATCCCGCTTGGTGACCGCCTCCTCAAGCGGGTCACCGCGCTGGCCGAGGCGGACCTCCAGCGCCTCCTTGATTGCCGCCAGCATCCGCCGCAAGGACGGGTCCGCGCTAGGTGGGATTTCGGGGATTGAAGAAAGCACTCGCTTCTGGGCCATTACACAAGCTCCGATGGCGATTGGCAGACAGCGATCCTGGATACCCGGGCTTGCGCGGGGGCTCGAACCCCAACACGCCATCGCGTGCTACGTCCGATGGGGGCAAGGCGGATCGGCCTTTCGCTCGTCACCTGGTAGTTGGCAACACCACCGTCCGACTCAACCTCCAGCGTGACCGGGTACTGAGTGCTAATGACCTGTCCGGTCGAGTAAGCAACCGGCGCCGAGCGAAACTCTTTCGAAACCCAGCGAAACTCGGCGGCCGCCGCCTGCGCGGACACGATGTCGAACACTTTGCCGTCGGTGCGCAGCAGCACGGTTGTGTCGCGCTCTGCGTCATAGAACACTTGCCGAAGTTGCGCAGGCGCCACGTCAGCCAGGCGCACGGTGCGCAAACCACGGCCCTCCTTCGGGTTGAACACCCACCACTGAGGGCCGACGCAAAAATAGTAGTCACCCTCGTGTCCAAAGGCGCGGATGCTAGCCGGCGCGAAATCGCGCAGCCACCGGAGACGGTCCACGTACTCAGCAGAGATCAACGTTGCGCCGCCAGCTTCGGCCGCAACGAGCCCATCATGGCTCGCGTAGACCACGAAGCTGCCCATGTCCACCACGCTGTCCGCCGATAGACACGGGTAGTTGGCGCCCAGGTTCACAGGCACCGCAGCGGCCGGGTCAGCCCCAGAAGCCCAGTAAGGCACCCCTTTGGTGCCAATAAACAAGCCTCCAAGAGTCGATTTGATAGCGACAATGGAATGCGGCAGCGGAAAACGAGTCGACTCCGGCCAAGCGTGAGGGAGCATGTAGGCGCTGTAGGCAAGCCGGTTGTCTTCGAACGACGCAAGGAATGCGCCGTTTACTATCGCCAAGCCCTCCATAAAAGGGGGGCTCGCCCACTCAAGCGAGGGTAACGCCTCCGACTCCTCGCCAAGGGGCAATGAGTCGGTGAACTCCAGCTGCGCCCAGGGGACGTCTGCCACGAACTGCCACTCACTCGTCGAGCCGTCAAATGCTGCCCGGTAGAGTCTGCGCACGCCACTCTGCATGTTGATCCCGGCAAGCGTCTGGCCAGAAAACTGGATGCGCGCAGAGAACGGGGCGTTATAAGGGAGTTCGACGATGGCACTGGCGGCGGATGGCACCCCCTCGTGGCCGTAGGTATCCACAATGGTGAAAACATAAGCCGTTTTTTGGATGTCCAGCTTGATATCGCCGTTGTCGAATCCTGTCTTGTCGACATCAACCGCAAGCACCGCCGGAGCTGCGACAGGCGCAGGGATACCTAGCGTGTAATGCGTCGGGTCGGTGGTGACGCCGACCTCGGAGTAATGGTCCTTGGTGGTGTACACCGCGCGGTATTTGCCGGTAAGGGTCTCACGGCGGAGGAAATACACCCTGCCCCAGACATCGCTCGGCGCAAGAAGGTTAGCGAAGGCCTCGCCCCGGCTGTACCAGGAAAATGCAAAGCGGGCCTTGCTGGCTGTCGGCTTGGCAATCGCGCGAGTAGAAGCCGAGGTCGTGCCAAACTCCGTGCTCGCCGAGGTGATTGCGGTACTGCCGGTCAGGAGCCCCTCGTCGAAACTCGCGCCGTCAGCTACGGTGGCCAGGTCGTCTGCGAGCGCGGTCGGTGCGATCTTGGGGGCCATCCCGGCGAAGCTGTCAAGGCTTATCATCCGGGCGCACCCCCATTCTGTTTTTGAGCCACTGCGCGATTCCGGCTTCGATCATGGAGATCGCCCGCCCGCCCATGTGGCCTGCGACGCCTGCAAAAGCGAATGTGAGCACCGGCGGAAAACCTGCCCACATGCACAAGTACGCGGTGACGATCCCGGAAAAACCTGAAATCACCAGCTCCCCAAGCCATTCGGCAAAACTGAAAGGGAGCCCCAGTTTGCGCACCCGCCCCAAGTAACTGGCAGTCCCGCCCCAGGCTGCAAGCAGCAATAACCAGAGGTATGTGAGCCCGGTCGAGTTGATGAACTCCACGACGCGCTGGGAGAACCAGCCACCGCCTTGGCCATCCATCAGAACGCCCCTGTGCGCATGGCTTTGGCCAACCGCTCCGCGCGGGCGCCAACGTCTGAGGCCCATTTAGAGTCCAGCATCTGGCGCGATGCTTCCGCCCAGTTGCCTTCGCCTAGCGCCGCGTGCATCTTCTTGAAACCTGACAGCCGCGAAAAACCCAAGTTGAGCATCATGTTGACCAGCACTTCCTGGCGCACCGCGCTCAACGAGTCGAACATGCGGAACAGGCGGCGGCACTCGCCGACGGACTCTGCCACATCATTCTTGAGCATCAGATCAATCTCATCATCGCGCAGGCCGCGATCTTCGAGGTTGCGCCCGACACCGATGGACAATTTGCCAGCGGTGCAGCGGTAAGGTTTCTTGCGGCGCCCCTCGTCGTTTTCTAGCTGGGCGTAAAGACGAGTGAGGTTCATTTGCCAACCACCCGCTGGATAGGGTTGATTCGGTTGGAAAGCCCCTCTTTGACGATGCTGACCACTTGATCGTCAACGGTGTTATCGGAACGTTTGGCGGCTGTTTCCAGCCCAAGGACAATCAGCTGCTGGGTGAGCTTGTGGCTCAACACCCTGATCAAGAACGAAGCGATGGTTGGCATGGCGGCACCTCAACGAGCGCCGCCTTGCGCTATTAACAGTGCTGATATTTTAACCCACGCCAGCGCGCTGCACTATCCTTGTCTGATACCAGCACATGTCCGCCAGGGTTTCCGGGCTATAGCTGGCCGGGTTAGGCAACCCGAGGGCCGCCGAGCACCACTGGCTGCAGAACTGCGCGCCTTTCGTTTCGCGGTTCAGGTTGAATAGCTGGCTTGTCACCAGCCCCGCCCAGCCGTAACGATAGTGGTCGGTCTCGTAGAAGTATCGCTTGATCGCTTGGCCATCGGCCCAAGGCAAATCAATCACGTCCCACTTCTCTGGGTCGAGGTTGATCTGCTTGCGACGGACGCCCTTGTCCATCGCTGAGCTTGAATAGCACCAACCATCAACCACCAGTTCGCAGTGGCTGTAGATCGAGCCAGTCCACCACTGGATCACTCTGGCGGTGATCCGCGTGTCGTTCTTGCGTAGAGCCAGCTGGACTGTCATCGAGGCACCTCATGGTCTTGGATAGGTGCATCTAGGATCTCCAGTGCCCGGCCTTCCGCCAGGATGCCCATTGGTTCCAGGGCCAGTACGCCAGCACGGGTATCCTCGCGTGACAGGTCGATGAAGGTGGCAGCGTTCACCTTGGACAGATACCGACGCAGTGTGGCTGCTTCGACAGTTGTACCTTGGCTGGCCAGGTCCAGTGCAATGGCTTCCTCGTCAGTGAAGCGGGAGAGGAAGGCCAGGCGGGTGATCTTCCTTTCAGGCTCAATAGCGGGCGCGTCATTCTCAAGAAGTCGATAGCGGCCAGGAAAGTTCGCTTCGACAAATTCCCGATCCGCGATGATGACGTTCACTTCCTCGCCATGTTCATTCAGAATCTCGTATCGCATCGTTAGCCCTCCAACCATTCGATAACAACAAGGCCGTCACCGCCAGCACCACCACGGGCGGTATTGCCGGTGGTGGCGCTAGTGGCACAACCGCCACCGCCGCCACCAAAGCTACCTCCAGCACCTGCGACTACAGAGACCGTTGACGAGGAAGCGCCGCCGCCGGCAAATATCTGGCCTGCGCCATTACTGGTGTTAGTAGAGCCACCACCGCCCGTCCCGATTTGGTTGAATCCTGTCACAGTAGAAACACCTGCTCCGGTAAATAGGTCGCCAGCCCAGCTATCCGGCAATATTCGACCTACACCGTTGCCACCACCATCGGTTTTCCCTGACGAAGCCAGTGAATCTGAGCTGAAAACGGTGCCGGCTCCGCCAGTCGCGCACCCGGAACCGCCAGTAACAGAGCCTGACGAGACTTCAATACCGTGAAGCCGAACGGAGCCACCGCCAGTGGCGGAAGAACTCCATACCGAGCTGCCTGAGCCATTGCCCGGATAGTTGATATCACCGCCACTTGCTGTGCCGCCAGCGGCTCCAGCGGCTGCACTACCATTCGCAGCAGCATTCCCGCCCTGCCCACCCCCAGCCACAATATTTACCCCCGGCCCAGCAACTGTTGTATCACCACCGTTGAATCCTGGCGCAGTTTGAGAGGTGCTAGAGGCCAGTGCAGACTGAGCGCCGCCTGCACCGATAACGCAAGTCAAGGAGGCGCCAGCCGAGAGGCTGACGCGCTTTCTAACAAAACCGCCACCGCCACCGCCTGTAGCGCACCCGGAAAACCTACCTGCGCCTCCGCCTCCACCACCAATAGCTGTGATAGTGTAGGCCCCGTCAATCGGAGCAATGAACGGTTGCGATTGCGTCATAATCCGCCGACGCAAGAGTCCACCCCCGCCACTTACCGCTTTCGCCAAATCAATAGGCATACGTCAAATCTCCCAGGCCGTGCCGTTGAACACGGCCAGCAGCCGTGCGTCGTAGTTGTAGGTCGCGGACGTATCCGCCTGATCCTTCACTCGGATCTGCTTGCCGTCAGTGGTTTGAATGACTGGTGTAACACTGGCCAGCTTGATGAACTCGACGGTATCGCCAAGTGCCGGATTGGCGGGCAGCGAAACAGTGATCGAAGCCAGTAGGTTGTTACGGCTGCCAGCTGCTGCGGTGAAGTTGGCAGTGCGAGGCGTCCACAAGGACGCTCGTTTGAACTCACCAGCAGTCAGCGACTGGTAGCAATAAGCACCCACTGACCAAGCCCTAGCAGTAGTCCCTTCGATGCCCCGCTCAACACCCAACAGTGTCTGTCCGTCACGAGAGGCGTAACGAACAATCTCGACAAAGGTCGGTTTGCCCAGGCTGTCGGCCAACACCAACACACCCCCTGTTACAGGTGGAAGCTGGTAAGGGCTTTCAGTCGAGGCCAATGTCAGCGACGAAGCGGCGGATGTAATAGGCGCAGCAAGTTGCGCCTGGACAAAGTTCTCATAACTCATCGGTCACGCACCTTGATCTTGAACTCGACTTCTTTCACTCGGTCCTGCTCAGTGCGGATTACACAAGTCACCGTGTAGTCCATGCCGTCGGTGCCGCCGCCGATCCAAACCTTAAAACGGGTAGGGTTAGCGCCGAGTAGCACGACCGGATTGTGTGGGGCCGGGCCGATCTCAAGGGCCGGAGGCTGCTCGCTAAAGCTCGACACAGACACTTCGACGCCTTCGATGTCATCGTCGGGGGTTTCTCGGAACCAGTCAGTGAGGTCCACGTCGTAGTCGAGCACCTCCCGCGGCTGCTTGGTAAATACGCTCATGCTTGTGTCCTGATAGTGCGATCTTCGAACGGAGTGGGGGTCGCTCGCGGCGTGTGCAATACACGCAACGTCCTGCGCTCAGGCGCGGGGGCCAGATCATTGATTTGGTTGTATCCGGCCGCCTGTGCGATGCCATGGGCAGGGGCGCCGCCTGCTATTACGATGCGTGCGACAGCCGCCAAGGCCTGCGCCGCTGCCGCCGCGGGCATTGTGCGAAGGCGCAGATGGACCTCGGACGCGCTCACCTGAGCTACAACAAAAGCGCGACCGGCGCCGTTGCACTTCAACTGGGGCGCCGCCGCGCATGTCGCCGCCACTGTAGACCGTCCGCCCGCAACTGCGTGGCGCACCGCGTATGCCAGCGCACTCGCCACCACCTGCGCAGGCGCACCTACCTGCCCGGTGTAAGTCATGTCCATGTAGCCGGAAGCTCGGGCGGTCGCGGTGCCGAGCCCGCGGAAACCCCGCATCTGCACCGCCCAGGCGCTAGCGTTCGCACGGGCGCGCATCGTCTGAGGCTGGAACACCAGCATCTGAACAGGCGGCGCGTGGGCTGTGGCATCCGCCCGCCCAGCAATGTCCTGGTAGCGAACACCCGCGACAGTTACAGCCGGGTATCCGACCGCATGCGCGCTCGCCGAGGCGCGCCCCACGCAGCCGACGGTGTGCACAACGCCGCCAGAGGCAGTAGCTTCGGCCCGAGCGTACTGCCGAGCACCGATAGACTTTTGCGCGTCGCCAGTCAGCTGCGCACGGGCCGCAGCGACGCCGCGCCCGACCTGATAGGTCGTGCCGACCAACCACGCGCGCGAGAGGGCCGGCTCGCCATAAAGCAGTATGTAAGAAACAAGCTCGCCTTCGGCCGTTGCTTCCCCACGGGCCGGGGGCTGAAAGCGCATGCGGATGCGGCGGTGCGCCTGGCCCTGGACATAGGCGTCGCCTTGTGCAGCGCCCCGCCCGAAGAACTGCGCCTGCGCAGCGCCCTCGGCTGACGCAGAAGCATGCCCCGCGCCGAGAGCAAGAAAAGCGACAGAGGGCGCGGCAAACGCCTGTGAACTGCATAGCGCGGGCAGCCCGTCACCAACAGCCAAACGCACTGCATCGGCCGGCATGGCCGAGGCCTGAGCGTTCGCAGTACCGCGAGACTTGTATAGGACCGTCGCTTCGCCGCTAGCCGTCGCCGTACAGCCGGCAGCCGCCCCCGCGAGGGTTACGAAACCCGCGACAAGGGCGCCACCGAACAGCGACCGGCCGAACAGCACAGGCTTAGCTCAGCACGACCGTGAGCGAGCCGATGGGGAACGACACCACATCAGTCGGGTCGAGGGTCTTCGGGTTGAGCATCGCACTGTGGTACAGCAGGTTGCCGCCAGTCTGCGCGTCGAAAATCCCCCAGTGGGTGACCGTCACCTGGGTATCGACAATGGCCGGAAAGACAATGGTGCGGGTGTTGCTGGTGGAGCCGTTCGCCGGCGCGGTGAAACCGTCCGAAACAACGGTGGCATGGGCGCGTTGGCGGGTGTAAGCGGAGTCCGCGACCTCACTGCCAGTGCCAGCATCGGTGGGGTTCTGGGTGAACAGCGCAATGAACACGCCGCCGCCGGTATAGGCGCCGCCACGCAAGGTGACGTCAACGAGCTTGTTTTCCAGGTAGTCAGAGAATGCCGACATGGTGGCCTCCAATAAATGAAGCGCCACCGTGCGCGGGTATACATTAGCAGTGCTGATATTTTAACTCAATCGAATGGCCAAAGCCCCTTGTTTTGCGACGCGATGGGGATTAGCGAACGGACCTTCGCACTCGCCGTCAGATCCGGGTCAAACAGCCCCGCGACGCGGCTGACCGTCGGCGAGATCCCCAGAATCGGGTTCATGCCCCACTCGGCCTGCTGCTCCATCGAGCGCAGCACCTCCCACGGGCCGAAGCCGCCGGCACGGGTGAACAGGTCGCTGATGTAGCTGAGCGATTCGTCCATCGCCGAGTCGTACTGCTGCGCCCGCTTCTGCTGCCCGTTGAGCCGGCGAATCCAGTCACGCGTCTCCAGCGACGCGGCCGCCAGCGGCAGCACGAACACGCCGAACAGAACCAGCGGCGCGGCAACGAAGGCCAGTTGTGCAGGATCAATGCCCTCCTTCTGCCCCCAGCGGCGATGCACTTCGCGCCACAGTCCACCGAGCACGGTGTCGCCGTAGGTGTAGAGGAAGTGCTTCAACTGCCAGATGAATTTCAGGTACGGGTTGTTGCCCCAGTCGGTCGCCTGGAAGCGGCTCGGGTTAAGCGTCGCCTCGTTGACGAACTGGTTCACCGCATCGGCCACCGCTTTGGCCGGGCCGCGCTGCGCGAGCGGCAGGTCCGGGCTCCAGGTTGGGCGGCCCGCTTCTACCCACGCCTGCACGGTGGGCGCGTCGATGTTCAGGCGATGCAGCGCCCCGTGATCGCCCTGCTCTGCCGACGTTTGCAGGTAGCGCATGGCCACCGACACCGCCATCGTGCGCGCCATGTCCACGATTCGCTTGTTCTGGTTCCACTTGAAGAACTGGCTGGTGATTTTCTGCATCAGCGGCGACTGATACTGCTCGCCCATCGACTGCCACACCACCTGCTCGGCGGTGTCGGACAGCACGATGCCCATGTCGTGGGCGAAACGGCGGGCGTGCCCCATGTCGCGGAACACATCGCCCAGGTTCACCTTGCCACCGCCACGAACCAGCGGCAGGGCCAGTTCCGGGATCGAGGCGATGCCGGAAAACGCCAGCACCGTCAGGCTCATCCAGCTGGTAATGAAGTCGTTCACCTTGCGCAGGCTGCGCGGCATCTGCCGCCCGTGTCGACCCAATGCACCGTCGACCATTTGCTGCACGTCGCGGGCCGCCTCGCTACCGTGCTCGGCGGTGATCGCATCCATCTGCTGGTGGTACTTGGCATTCGGGCTGAACACGCGGTTCTCCGCATCCATCAGCCCGGCGGCGCGCAGCAGACTGCCGTCCGGGTCGTCACGGCCGAACAGCCGACGGGCCACTGCGTTGTGGTCCATGCCCTCGACGTAGTCGCCGAACACTGCCTCCCAGGCCGTGCGCTTGGACACCCCGTCGATCCAGTGGTACAGCGCGGCGTCGTGCTCCTCCAGCAGCCAGCCGGCTGCCTGCAACTCGGCAAACGGGATCTTCTCCAGGATCGCCTGGGTCGAGGCGTGCGTGCCGACCGGCAGGCCGGGGGCAATCGCGCCCTCCACCACGCCGCCACCTTCCAGGATGCGCTCGACGATGGCCTGCACATCGGTGCCCTCGCCCAACTTCTCGGTCAGCAGCTGCTCGAACTCGGCGCGGCGCTTGTCCACCGCCTCGCGGTTGAACACCGCGATCACGTGGCCCTCCTGCAGAGGCACGGAACGCAGGCCATCGGCTGCCGCCATACGGGCCAGCCCGTCGAGCAGCGCCCGCACCTGCCGGCCCTGCTCGGACAGCGGTTTGCCGCTCATGGCATCGTTGAACGCCATGCGCACCGCCATCTTCTTCGCCGCCTTGCCCTTGGCGCCCTCCTGGATCGCCGCCAGCACCTGGTTCATCTGCCCCGCCATCCGCCCGTGCAGCGCCCGCGCCCGGTGCTGGTACGAGCGGCCCGACGCGCCCGCCTCGGCACCGGCCTGCTGAAAAAGCATGCCCGCCAGCGTCGGGTTCACGTCCTTGATCCGGCTGATGACCATCTTGAACAGGCGGCGGCCGACCTGCGGCACCGCGCCAGTCTTCCAGCGCACCTGGGCCTGACCCGCGATGCGTGCAACGGCGGTCTTGGTCGGTACAGCGGCCAACTGGTCCGCGCCGCTGGCGAACAAAGGCTGCCAGCCCAGACGCATAATCACGCTTGAATGCCGCTTCCAGCGCCTCGCGCTGCTCGGTTTTCAGGTCGTGCCACACCTCGTCCTTCACCGCGTGGCCCAGTTCATGGGCCAGCTCCACCAGACGCGCGTCGCCGGTCGAGCCGCGCAGGACCACCAGCGGGCCTTTCTCGGTGCGGATGTAGAACGATCCGCCCTGCTCGTGGCCGCGTTTGATGCCGTAGCGGGCCGACGACTCACCAACACCGTCGAGCAAGGCCTCCAGCGACGGCTCCACGGCAACGGTTACGTTGCGCAGTGGCACGCCCTGCTTCACCAGCTCCTGGATGAACCCGTTCTCCATCATCGACAGGTTGCCGATCACGCGGGGGCGCCAGGCGGCGGGCTGCAATGCGCCTGTCTTGTCGTCACCCTGTGGCAACTCACCCGAGGCGAGCAGGTCCTTGAACGGGGTCACGAATCGAGGTTTGCCGTAGTCCACCGGCTTAGGCGCAGCCGGCTTGTTCTCCAGTCGCTCCTGGAAACCAGGCTCCGCGCGCGCGGCGCTGGCAATCTTCACCGATAGCATCGCACTGTTGCGTTCGATCAGCTCCTTGGCGTCGGGGAACTTCAACGCCGGCGCGCGGGAGTTCAGATCGGCCATCGGTGCAGGGGCGTCGTCGCGCAGCTCATCACCGGTGCGCATCCCGGTCTTGCCGCTGCGCTCGATCTCCTTCACCGCTCGTGCAGCGTCGGTATCACTCAGCGCGCGGTCATTGACGTAGTCAGGCACATCGCGGTCCTCGGTGCCCGTGCTCTGGTACTCGCGTTCGGCAGCATCCGCCTCGTAGACGTAGGGTGCGCCGGACGCCTTGAGCTGGTCGCTGACCTTGCCCAGGCGAGTCAGGGTCGACAGGTGCTCGGAGGTGATGTCCTTGAGCGTCAGCCCCTTCGGCGCAAACTCGCGCATTCCGGCAGCGGCGCGCTCGACCGCCCGCTGCGTCGCCCGGGTCGTGCGCCCGATGTCGTTGAACTCGCGCTCAACGCTGGCCGACATCTTGATGTCCTTCTTGCGCTTGCCGTCGAGCACCTCGATCCAATGCTGGTACGCCTGCTTGCGGTCGCCGCTGGACTCGCCCATGGCAGTTGCCAGGCCATTGCGCAGCTCATAGAGCAGCTCGGCCTGGACCGAAGCGCGGTTGCTGAGTGTCGCCCGCTCCTTCTCCAGTTCACTGGCCGTGGCGTTGGCCTTGATACGCTCCGCGCGGCGGCCCATTGCCTCGCCGAGGGTCACGCCCTCACCGCTCACCGGGTCGACCCAGACCACCACGCTTTCCGAGGGCATGCTTGTTGGGTCCAGCAAAACCGGATGCTCCACCGCAGTGGTTTGCGGCCCGTCGATGGCCCGCGCCAGGTTCTCCAGCAGGTTCGTTGCCGCCTCGGCGGCGGTCGTCGGCGCTCGCTCGCCGCGCTGGGCGTAGGTCGCCAGTGAGACCATGTCGAACATGCCGATGCGCTCATGCCCGTGCAGGGTGTATTTCAGCACGGCGATGTTGCGACGCTTGAGCGCACGGGTGTGGGCGTTGTCCGGGTCCTGGGCACGCCACAGCGCGCCGAAGAAGGCCAGCGAATCGGTCGCACGGACCATTTCCATGGCGGTGCCGGCACTGTGGTAGGCCTTCATGTACATCATGTGGGCCTGCTCGACCCCGAAACGCACGCGCGGCAGCGAGTGGCGCTCCATTTCCTCCTCGTAGTGCTCGCGGTAGCGCACGATGTCCGGGTCTTTCTCCCATTTGCCGCCGGTGGCCGCCGAGCAGCCTGCTTCCCTTGAGCTGGCGGTGATGTTCAGGCCCGAAACGCGGGCGGCGACATACACCTTCTGCTGGCTGGTGAGGCGAGGAAGGTCGTGGAGTCCGAGGCGTTCGTCCGCATCCATGGTCGCCAGCTGGGTGTCGAGGTCGACGAGTGGCTTCATGGGTGCAGATATTAGCACTGCTGATAATCACTGGCAAAAGAAAGGCCCCGAAGGGCCTGTTTCACTCGCCCCAGAGGCGTCGAACCCCCGGTTGAAGCTCCCTGCCCTGCGGCGCGGGCTGCGTGATGGGGATCAAGCGCACCTCCTCGTCGTAGAGCCGCACCTCATTCTCGGGGCCACTGCTCATGTGGTTCTGGACGTCGATCCCGCCGCCGGGCAGCAGATAGACGTCGGTGCGGGTGCCGTAGCCGTAGTTGTAGTCGGGCTGGGGGTAGCCGCCGCCGCAGCCGGCGCCATACGAGGGGTCAGTGGCGCAGCCGTTGGCGAACGCGGCCGCGGGGGCGAACGCCAGGGCGAGCAGCAGGGGTTTCGCGTCCATGGAAAAGGTCCTGGTGGAAATTTTTGCAGAAATTTTTTGGGTTTCGATCTGGGGGGATTGTGAGCTGGCGAAGGGCCAGTGTCGAGGGGCGAAAGTCGATTGGCGAAGGTCATGGGTCGCGGGTGGCAGGGGGGTATGGGGTCGCTGGTTCAGGGACTCCCGATTTGGATTCGGCTTCCAGGTTCGGCCGCTTCCAAATTCAAACCCGAGGAACCTTGTTTTAACCCCCCCGGGGGGTATGGAGGCAACACATGTCCTACATCACTCGCAAGCCGCTGCTCGCCATTGCTGCGGCCAGCGCGCTCGAAGCACAGGGCTACATCGTGTGCATGAGAGCACATGGCTCGCTGCTCATCATCACTGCTACCCAGATCGAGCGGGTGGCGGCATGAGCATCGAAGCACTGGCAATGCAGGCCCTCGGCCTGGTCGCTGCATTCCTAGCACTTGGCTGTGCCCTGGAACGCGCAATGAAAAAGCCCACTCACGGCGGCAACCGTGAGCAGGCCACTCGTAACCCCAACCGTCGCTAAACAGAAAGGAACTACACCATGAAAACTATCAGCATCCAGAACATCCTGTCCACCGCTCGCGGCACTGACGTCCTGCTGCCTGTCATCACCGGCCAGCAGACCCCGATGGAGTGGGCACAGGCCATCGCCAAGGACAGCGTCACCACCAAGAACGGACGCGAGATCAGCGCGGCTCGCTCGGCGCTCAACGGCGCGCAGTTTGCGATGACCAACATCGCCATGGCGCTGCGCTCGGCCACCGAGCTGGGCGTGCTGCCCTACACCAAGGCCAGCAAGACGCTGACCGACACCTACAACCTGCTCGATGGTTTGCGTGTCGCCTTCGCCGGTGTGCGCAATGAGGCGCACCGGGAGCTGACCGTGGCCGAGCTGACCCTGCTGGTCAAGGACGGCTGCTTCGACGGGTTGCAGTCGCAGGAGGAGGCTTACACCCGCGAGGAGCTGGAGGAGCTGGCTCGTGAGGGCAGCATCCCGTGGGATGAGGTGGACAACATCCTGGAGATCCAGGACATGCACCGCTCGATGAACCAGAGCAACCTGATGGACAGCGATGGCAGCTGGTCGGAGGGCGAGGGTGAGTACGTCACCACGGTGCACACCGCCAGCCAGCTGTGGGACATGGAGCTCAAGGATATCAAGTACGCCGAGAGCTCGGCCGCAGCCGTCGCGCTGATCGGGATGCAGTGGCCAACCCACAACCCGATGTGGGACGCCCTGCTGGATCGCCTGGCCGAGGCGTGGGAGGCCAGCATCGAGTACGCCGATGACAAGGAGGGCATGCGCAAGAAGATCGCAAACCGTGAGGCGGTGGTAGAGGACCTGCACTGCAAGCCGATGTCCGCTCGCTGGGTGATCAACCACGTCACCCGCCGCGTGTTCCGTGACATCGAGGCACTGAAACTCAAGGCCGAGGACGTGCATACCCGGCTGGATTGGGTGGAGCGCCAGGCCATGAACGAGGAGCGCTACGGCGTGCCGGCCAACGTCACCCGCATGGGCACTGGCGAGGTGGCCGAGTACGAGCGCAAGGCCTTCCTGTTCTACCTGGAGCTGAGCGAGGCCGAGACAGCGCGGGGTCAGGAGCACGACACGCAGGTCGAGCGTGACCGCAGCTGGGCTATCGCTCAGCTGGAGGCCATCGAGACGCTGATCGCCAAGTTGCAGCCGCTGTACCAGGAGCTGCGTCAGATGGACCTGAACCTGGCCAAGCTGTGGGAGCTGTTCACCGACGGCGAGCGCCCTGCCCAGCCGCCGATCTACTGGAACATGGAGCGCGCGTTCCTGGCCGGTGAGGAGCAGGCCGCACGTGACGCGATCCGCATCGAGGCTGCCATGGCCAAGCAGAAGGCTCGCGAGGCCGAGGGTGATGCACTGGTGAAAGCCGCTGCCCTCGTCCAGGAAATGCTGGGCCTGTAACAACCAACCAACCACACCATGCCGCCCGGGGTTCGCCCCGGGCATCTGGAGGTCATATGAAAATGTCAGAACGCCGTGCAGCAGCTGCTGCGCGCATCCAAGCACTGGCCGCACAGGCCGCCCCTGCCCTGCCCGCCCATGTCACCTACCTGGGTGAGCGCAACGGCAAGCCGCACTACCGCGTGATGCCTGTCATCGAGCGCACGCCAACTGCCGCGGATCACTACGCCCTGTGGGCCGAGTCCAAGGCCGAGCAGCACAAGGTCGGTGGCATCTGCCCGCACTGCCAGGGCACAGGCCGCTACTTCCTGTACACCAAGCCGGGCAACAACAAGTGCTACCGCTGCAACGGCAAGGGCAAGCTCGATGCCAAGGACATGGCGTTCCTCAACCGCCGGCTGGGAGGCAAAGGCCCCATCTGCTGGGTCGTGAGCGCTGCCGCTGCGTGAGTGCGGACTGACCTTCCGATCAACAGCTGAGCGTCTGCGTCAGCGTCGCAGTCTGCGTCTGCGCATGCGTCTGCGTCGGCGTCGTGTTATGTGGCTTCATCAGATGTGAGATGTCTGGATATATCCAGTCGCTTGACATGTGACGAAGGATGACACGGTGTGTGGGTGTCCCAGGTCACGAGTCACGAGTCACGAGTCGAGTGTCACGGGAACCAAGCCAATCAACCAAGGAGATCAGCATGTTCACAGTAGTCGCAGGCAAGTACGAGGCGGACGGGGAACGCAACTACAAGTACATCGAGACCTTTGCCACACGACAGGAGGCAGAGGAAGCCTTGGCCAAGGTCGCGGGTTACCCGTTCAGTGAGCTGGAAGTGGACCCCGCGGCACTGCTACAGGAGTCCTTGGATCGCGCCAAGAAGCTCGTGGACCGGGTCAATGGGCGCATCGACTGGCACCGCCGTGGCAAGGACTACGTGGCCCTCAACACGCTGATCCATGACATACAGCGGGTGCTGGATGCCGAGGAGCCCGGGTTCTAGGGTCCACTGCCACAGGAAAGTGTGGCCCGCGACAATTAGTGTGGCCGATTACACATGGGTCAAATGGCCTGTAACCCGCGTGCTAGAGCGGTTCTACGATATATCGGGGGTCCGGTGGCACGCTGGTCAAAAAATGTACTGCCACCGTGAAAGCCGCGTGGCACTAGGGCTCCAGGCCCGGTGGCACGGTGGCGGGGGTAATTCGGCATTTGGGGTGGTGACAGTTTCCCACACAATCAACTGTAGAACGTGGGAACCGGGTCGAGGGGCACAGGGAGGATGGCCTATTGTACCGTGTCCCGGGTCCGGTGGCACTTGTCTGCCACCCGGTGGCACTTGTCCCGAACCATGTGCCACCGCTACAGCCCTAGTGCCACGTGGCCTAGCGCCATTTAGTGGCAGAGTGGCACCAAAAATGGGGGGTTTGGCACGGAAACAGTTTCCCACACTATCAATGGTAGGTTCTGGGGGTCCCCACGGCCCCACAGCACGAACAGTTGATAGTGTGGGAAACTGTCTATAGGGGTAAGGTAAAAATATACCTGAAAACTGCCACCCACCCAAGCAGCCGCTCTAGCACGGGCCTTCCAGCGGTGGCACGACTTTTCCTACGTTATATGGCGCTGCCACCCGTCACGGGTCAATCGGCCTGTAGCCCTAGTGCCACGGGGCTTTCAGCCTTTTGCACACTCATCACACTATACAGGTATTAACTCGGCTGATATTATCAGCACTGCTAACAGGAACTGACTCATGCGCACCCACTCCTCCGTCTCTCGCTGGCTGTCCTACGACCCGAACCTCGGCCACCTGACATGGATCAAGGGGCCGCACAAAGGCGGCCGCGCTGGCCATGCCTGGGGCCAGCGCCACTGCATCACGATGGGCGGCGACCGCTTCAATGCGGCCGACATCGCGTGGCTCTTGCACACCGGCGAGTGGCCCGCGACCCCGGTGGCCCAGTACGACGGTGACCCGAGCAACACGGCCATCGACAACCTGTACCTGAGCGCGCCACAGGCACCGGTGCGCCCCACGGCAGCCAAACCGGTGCGCATGCCCAAGGCCAAGCGCCAGAGCCCCACAGGCGTGCCCGGAGTGGCCCCGTACCGTGACAAGTTCAAGGCCACCGTCTCGTTCGCCGGTCGGCAGACGTACCTCGGCATCTTCGACACCGTGGCCGATGCCAAAGCGGCCATCGGCCAGTGGCACGCCGACCGCAAACGTGCCGAGCGTGACCTGCAACGCCTCGCCTCCACGGCTTTCGCTCGCCCCTAGATATCAGCTCTGTTAATCAGCAAGGACTTCGCTATGTGTGCACTCCAGAACTTAACGCCCCACCCAATCACCCTGTACTCGCCCAACGGCATGCAGGAAATCCCGCCCAGTGGCCAGTTGGCCCGCATCCGTTCCAGCAGCCAGCAGGTCGGTGAAGCCGGCGGCGTGCCGATCATCCGCCCGGTCTTCGACGAGATCAGCGGGCTACCCGACCCGGCTCCCGACACCCTCTACATCGTGTCCTCCGTGGTGCTCACCGCCGCCCGTGCCAATGGCATCGAGCGCGACGACCTGATCGCCCCCGGCACGAGCCCCAACGACAGCGCCGTGCGCGACCCGTCGAGCGGCAAGGTCATCGGCATCACCCGCTTCGTGTGCAATTGAAGTGGGTGGCCCCCGTTCTACCAGCAACCAAGGACCAAACAACATGAGCCTATCCCTCCCTGAGGCCAAGCCCACTCCCCAGCTCCTGCCGGAGATCAAGCCGTCCTTCAACGCAGGCGTCCCGCTGCGTAAAGGCGACCGCCTACTCCGTCCCAAAGGCAGCGCCTATTTCTTCCGCTACACCACCGCGCCAACCAGCAAATCGCTGACCGGCATCACCGAGCACACCCAGGTCATCGGCGCCCTGTCCCGCCTCGATGCCGACTGCCTGCTCAACAAATCCATCCGCAAGGCGGGCCGCTACCTGCACGCCGTGCTTGAAGTGACGAGGCTGCGCTGATGAGTGCCCATAGCCCCGCCCCATGGCGCTATTGCCCGAAAACCGGGCAGATCGTCGACGCCAACAACCGCCAAGTGGCCCGTGTCTGGAACACCTCAAACCGCGAGCGTGACCATGCCAATGGTGAGCTGATCGCCTCGGCGCCAATGTGGCAACAAGTGTTCGGTCACCTCGGCGCGCCAGACGAGGCCGGCAACGCGATTATCCAGGCCGAGGACGAGCGCGCAGCACGGATGAACGAGCTCGAAGCCGCCCTCGCCAAGTGCGTCGCCTCGCTCGACCAGCTCCTGCCGTACCTGGCCAAGGTGCCGGCTGACGTCGGGCTGCTGAACGATGCGCTGGTGGCGGCTCGGCCTTTGTTGGAGAGCCAGCCATGACCCAACCCCCGATCCGCCTCGGCCAGCTCAAGCGCGATGCCAAGAAGCTCAAGAAAGCGACCCCCGGCATGAAGCACCACGAGGCCCTCGACCAGGTGGCCCGGTCCCATGGCTTCCGCGATTACCGCCATGCCCGGGCTGAACTGCAACCCGACGACGAAAGTGAGTATTGAAATGCTGACCAACAAAACACCTGTAGCGCCCGAGCCAACCCTCGCCCACATCCTCGCCATAATCGGCGGTGGCAAGCCCACCACCATCGTTGCCAAGGGCATCTTCCAGATCGGCCATTTCAGCGGTGAGGACATCCTCCCGGGCGAGTGGAACGAGTACCCCGATCTCCATGCCGCAGGCCGCGACCCCATCGACGCAATGTCCGACGAGAACTGGACCAACTGCTACGGCGTCTGCGACGACGTCCAGCAGCTGTTGGACCGCTGCCCGATGCTGGTCGAGGACCCAGACCGCGAGTTCGCCATCACGCTGACCGAAATACGCCGCGACGAACAGCCGGCCGACGGCGGTTGGCGCTGGCACAAGTGGGGTCCGTACATCGGCGCCCATGAGCCCCAGTGCGAGTACCTCTACGACGAGGAAGGCATCGACCGCGTGTTCTGTTACCACGTGTTCGAGGTGAAGAAATGAGTCCGGAGATCGACTGGAGCAAAGCGCCCCCGACTGCAACGCACTACGCCCCTGAGAACGGGACCTACCACGACTATTGGGCCAAAAAAACGGACGCGGGCTGGGAGTACCGACTCATTGGCGGCAGCAGCTGGCATAGAGGTCTGAATGGTGACGACCCGAAGCGCTTTATCCCTCGCCCCGGCTCCGAGCCCGATGCCTATGACCCGCGAAACGAGGCGACGCACACGCGCGTCGAGAACGGTCGCCTGTACAAGCCTGGCCCGAACAACTACGCCCGCGTTTGGAAACTAGACCGCGGCTGGCAGCCATCCCAGTACACGAACACCGACCTCGACAGCCTGAACCTGTTCACCCCCATTCAACGCACCGCCCCAAGCACGGAGATCGTATTCACCATGACCGAAGAACAAAGCAAAGCCATCGCCCTGGACAAGCGCCCGATGAAAGTCGTCCTGGTCCAGTTCCAAGACACCCCGAACGCCAAGGAATACGCCTACTGGGCGCCCGAAGGCACCAAGACCGGCGACTTCGCCGTGGTCCACCAGAGCGGCAGCATCAACACCGGCAGCGCCTTCCCGTTCACCGTGGTGAAGGTCACCCAGGACGAGGTGCTCGACACCAGCCGCGCGACCAGAGCGATCCTCGGCACCTTCGACGAGTCGTTCGCGCTCCACGTCCAGGCCCGCATCGAGCACATGACCCGCGTCAAGGCCAAGCTGGCCCAGAAGAAGAAGGCGTTCGAGGAGTCGGCCTTCTACGAGATGCTGGCCAAGTCCGACCCGGAAGCCGCGGCACTGCTGGATGAGCTCAAGCAGTTCAACCTGTAACTCAGCCCTCTCCGTTCGCCCGCAGGTATCAGCAGCGCTGATACCTGCCAAGGAGCAATCAACCAATGACCCAGTTCATTCGCCTCACCTTCAAGAACGGCCGCCCGATCCTGGTCAATGTGGCCCACATCCAGGACATGTTGCCCCATCACAGCGAAGGGACCACGCTAACCCTCGGTGCGGACAACACTTTCGATGTGGCGGAGCCCTTCGACGTGATCGAAGCGAACCTGCGCCTGATGGCCTACATCACGGACATGGAGGCCCCGGCATGAAAGCCACCGCCTATTTCCCCCCGAACGGACGCAGCGAGGTCATCGACCTCAAGAACATCCGCCCCGAGGACGAGGCCTACTTCACCGAGCGCGGCATCGAAATCAGCCTGGAGCAGCTCAACGGTGAAATGGTCGTCTACGCCGACCTGGGCGAGCCCAACGAAGACGGCGACCCCGAGGAGCTGATCGAGTTCTCCCATGGCCGCAACTGCGAGGACACCCTGTCCGCGCTGCGCCGCCTCTGCGAGGAGCAATCGGCATGAGCACAAATCGCTACATCGACAAGCTCAAAGCGCGGCTGGCAAATGAGACCACCCGGCGGATGCAGTTTCAGGACCTTCTGGACGATCAGGTCGCTCGGAATCGCGCCCTTCGCGCTGAGCGGGATCGGATGGCGGAGGCGCTGAAGTCGATCGACGAGGCCTACTGGTCGAGCAGCGAATCAGCCACCGACTTCGCTATCTCACAGGCCAAAGGCCTCTTGATCGGCAAGATGAAGCGAATCGCTGCCGCCGCCCTGCAAGGAGAGCAACCATGATCACCGTCCTCCTCGCGTTCATCTGCACCTCCGCCGCCATGGACAACTGCTCGGTGTGGCAGGAAGGCAAGTGGATCGGCCCCGCGGCCCCCGTCTATTGCACCGCCGAGCGTGACGTGGCCGAGCGCCGCGTGCTGCCCGGCCAGTTCATTCGCTATGAGTGCGAATCCATCAGCTCGGAGGGCTTGGCCCATGCGAATGACCGCTGACCTGGCCCAACAAGCCGCTGCCCTCGTCGCAGGCGGCATGTCCGTCGTCGAAGTGGCCCAGAGCTGGGACGTCTCGGCCAGCACGCTGTACAGCGCGTTCCGCCGCTTCGACATCGAGTTGCAGCGCCCGACAACCAGCGCCGCCGAGCATCTGGGGCTGCAACGCGCCTCGAACACGCCGCCGGAGCTCTACGCCCACCGCGCGGGCCTGACGCTCAACACCCTGCGCAAGTACGCCTGGGAGTGCGGCGCGGCACTGGCGATGAACACCTACGCCGAGCGCAAGGCGTTCTGGGAGGAGAAGCTCGACACCTTCGACCCGGCCAACGCCCGCGCTTTCTGCGTGCTCAACGACCTGCCGCTGACCATGGTCGCGCACTGGTATCACAAGGTGTTCAGCCCGAGCACCCTGCTGCTGTGGGGCTTCACCCAGCTCATGGCAGTGCGCGGCGAGCAGTTCGCCGACATCGAGCGCTACAACGACCCGGAGGCGACCCAGTTCGCCCTGGGCATAGGCAAAACCGTGGTGCCCATCAGCATCCGGCTCGCAAATGAGGTGTTTTCGCACAGCGACCCGCTGTCATAGCGCCTCGGAATATCAGCACAGTTGATCTTGTACCCCCTACTCGTACCCGGAGATACCCATGAGCAAAACCACCGAAGTAAGCCCGCTGCAGAAACTGGCCAACGCCTCCGCGATCAAGCGCGCCGAGAACCAGTACCGCCTGGCTCGCCTGTTCACGCCCTACGGCTTCGAGCCCGAGCGCGTGGACTACGACCGCGTCGCCGTGTTCCTCGACAACCCGCGCATCCCGTTCCCGCAGCCGACCGAAGCGCTCAACAGCAGCCTGTCGCGCATCGAAGCCGGCCTCACCGAGGCCAATGCGCTCCTGGGCGCGTTCGCCACGCAGGGCATCGAGCCGACCCTGGACGCGGACCAGCTGTTCATCACCGCCCGCGCCAACATCGTCAACCCGTCGATGGCGCGCGTCGCGTAGCGATGCAGCGCGCGCAGCCTGAGCCGCACACCCCCGGCCTCGTGCCGGGGGCCTCTGATCAAGCAAGGAGAACGCAATGCCAATAGTCACCATCAACGGCGTCAACATCGAGGTGCCGGAGCAGGCCCAAGCCTCTGCCGAGCCGCTGCGCGTCGGCGATCCGGTCAAGCTGCTGGTCAAGAACCAGTACAGCGAGCCGAAGGTCTGCGCCGGCGTCGTGGCTGCCTTCGAGCTGTTCCAGACGCTGCCCACCGTCACCATCGCCTACGTCGACCCAGCCAGCTACGGCAACACCGGTGCGCTGGTGTTCGCGCACCTCAACGAGAAGTCCGCCGACAAGTACGAGCTGGTCCACGGCCTGGACCGCGCGCTGCTCGACATCGACCAAGGCCGCATCCAGCAGCTGCTGCAGAACGACGTCCAAAAGAAGCAACAGGAGCTGGACGAAGCCAACCAGCGCCTGCGCTTCTTCAACGAGCGCTTCGGTGCCTACTTCTCCCGCGCACTTGAGGCCGAGCTCCATGCCGCGGCGTGATCGCTTCTCGCCCAGTTTCAGTGAGCGCCTGACCCAGAGCCGCATCGCCCGCGGCCTGGAGCAGGCCCCTGAGCCCGAGCCACGCCTCACACGCCACGTGGGTGCGACGAACTGGGGGCAAATCATCACCGACGAGTACTTCATGCACATGGACGCCTACCGCCAGCAGCGAGACCGCGCCCGCGAGCGCATGCGCAACGTGCTCGAAGACATGCGCCGCGACGGCCGAACGCTCATGGATGCCCCCATCGGCGCGTATTTCCTGGACATACGACCGGCGCCCTCCCGGCTCGTGATCGACCCCGGCAGCATCACCAACGCACCCAGCCCCGAACCGGAACCCGAACGCAAGGAGCCCCGAGTAATGAATCAACCAACCGAACAGACCGTCCTCACCGTCCTGCAACAGGGCGTCGCCGACGCCATCCGCTACCTCAACATCATGCGTGACTCGCTGCGCGAGCAGGGCACCAAGTTGAAGGGCGCCCATTTCACCTTCGACTCAGGCGCCCAGGACCTCGCCAGCACGTTCATCTGCGACATCCGCCTGACCGTCGAACATCCCGGCCGCCTCGGTGTCTACGACACCTGCCTACCAACGGTCTTCGTTGACACCTACTCCCACTGTACGCACTTGATAATGAGCGCCCTCGTCGCGCGCCATGTCGCCGTCATCAACGCCATCGACGACCTGCTCAAGACCAACCGCTCCTATGCACCGGCCAAACGCACCGAGCTGCTGGCCCGTCTGCGCTCTATGCAGATCGACGACCTGGAGGCCTGCTTCGAGGGGGCCGGCGACATCTTCGCCACCGCATACGTACCGGAGGAGGCCTCCGAGAGCAGGCTCCCGCAACTCAACGTCCACCGCTGCCACATCTACCCGGCCACCACATCCGTACTGGCAGGCCGCGAGGACACCGTGGCATTCGGCCCACGCACGCCGCTCTGGCGGGTACGTGAAGCGCTGCGCATGAAGAAGGGCGAGTACGCCCCGCTGCCTGCCGAGGTGCTCGCGCTGCTGCCCCAGGACGTCATCGACAACCAGTTCCCGCACGTGGCCACCAAGCCTGGCAACGCCGGCATGATCGCCTACACCCAGAGCCCGGTCGCCGGCATGCTCGACCGCCAGCAGGTGATCAAGCCCGGCCGCTACATCCGCCAGCACTGCGAAGACCTGACCGACGAGGACGTCAAGCAGGCCGCTGCCAGCTGCCTCGCCGCCAGCACGGCGGGCTTCCACCACTCCAAGAACGCCGACGACTTCGCCCGCGTCTACATCAACGGCCCCTCCAGCTGCATGGCCTACGACGAGACGGGCAAAGAGTTCGGCCGTCTGATGGTCAACGGCGAGTTCTTCCACCCGGCACGCATCTACGCGCACCCGGACAACAACATCGAGATCGTGTGGCTGGAGGTGGCAGGCCGCATCGGTGCGCGTGCAGTTATCAACACCGCTAATAAGACCTACCCACGCATCTACGGCTCCGACTCCGTGCGCGGTGGCTACAACCGCTTGGCCGAGTACCTGGAAGCACTCGGCTATCGGCAGATGGACGGCGCGCTGAGTGGCCAGAAGCTGCTCAAGGTCCACCCGGACAAGTTCCCCAAGGCCATCATTTGCCCGTACATCGACTCGGGCAACCTGGGCGTGGACATCTTCGACGATCACCTGGTCGCCGGCGGCCGCTACGACGCCGACCATGAGACCGGCTGCCTCAATCGCTACAACACCGACGACTGGGAAGAGTACAGCTGGCAGTGCGACTGCTGCGGCGACGACCAGACCGACGACGACAGCCAGTACGACACCAACGACGGTCACGTCTGCGAAGGCTGCGCCAGCCGCCATTACACCCAGGTCTTCGACGTCGAGTCCAACTGCACCCGCTACGTCAACGACAGCGAAACCTTCTACAACGGCCGCTACACCATCCACGGCCGCTTCTACACCCTGTGGTTCAACGGCAGCCCCGAGGACTACGGCTACGTCGAGCTCTCCAGCCACTACTACGGCAACAACTTCGTCGCGCCCGAAGACACGTGCATCCAGGACGACGATGGCGACTGGGTTCGCCGCGACGATGTCGAGGACCACAGCCTGTTTATCAACGAGGACGAGGACGTCGCCTACCCCATCAGCCTCTGGGCCGTGCTCGATGGCGAGCTGGTCGAGCAGAGCGAGATCCCCAACGAAACCGAGCGCCTCATCGCCAGCAGCGACGACTACCCGATGCTCCCCCACTACCGCACCCTCGAACAGGAGGACGCAGCATGAGCCGCGCCTACAGATACCCGATCCTCAGCAAGACCAGCAGCCCGACCTTCGCCGAAACGGCGATCAAGACGCCGGTCAGCGTCGAGGTCCTGTTCGACATCCTGCGCCGCCCGCGATTCGCGGGCACCGAGGGCGAGCGCTACGTCATCGACACCTACATCGCCACCCTCCCCGGTGCCATCGAGGACGAGTTCGGCAACTACTGGGTGACCGTCAACAAGCCTGACGGCTCCACGCCCACCAGCGTGTTCAGCTCGCACACCGACACGGTGCACAAGGCCAAGGCGACCGACAGCTACAAGCTCTCGATCAAGAAGGCCTGGGTCGAGGTCAAGGGCGGCGGCGTCCTGGGCGCGGACTGCGGCACGGGCATCTGGCTGATGCTCAACATGATCAAGGCCCAGGTGCCGGGCCTGTACCTGTTCCACCGCGAGGAGGAGATCGGCGGCGGCGGCTCGGCGTTCATCGCCAGCGGGCCGCTGGGCAAGGTGTTCACCACCCTGGGCGTGAAGCGCTGCATCGCCTTCGACCGCAAGGGCACCAACCACGTGATCACCCACCAGGGCGGCACGCGCTGCTGCTCGGACACCTTCGGCGATGCCCTGGCCGATGCACTCAACGCCGGCAGCGGGATGAACTTCGACCTCAACGACGGCGGCAGCTTCACCGACTCGGCCAACTACACCGATCTGATCGGCGAGTGCACCAACCTGTCGGTGGGCTACTACGACCAGCACACCCAGTCCGAGTGCCAGGACCTGTCGTTCTGCACCCGTCTGGCCAAGCAGCTGATCAAGATCGACTGGGAGAGCCTGCCCAGCGAGCGCGCACCTGGCGAGGAGGACCCGGACGCCTTCAAGTGGAACGACTGGGCGCGCACCTATCGCGGCTCGGCCACCAACCAGGCACACGACAAGTACAGCGACTATTACGACGTCGACAACCCGCTGCGCCCGGAGTACACACCGCGCAACGCAGCGCCTGGCCGCCACCTGCAGCACGACTTCGATCTGATGTCCGGGCTGATCGCCGCCCACCCCGGCGAGGTTGCCGACATCCTGGAGCAGCTCGGCTACGACTACGACAGCCTGGCCACCGAGCTGATGGCCACCTACGACTGCGACCTGGGCTACCTGTGGGAGGGCAAATAATGGCCAGTGCAGACATGTGCGAGCACGAATGGCCCGGCACCGGTTGCGAGGAGTGCAAAGCCGAGGCACGCGAACGCGCCCAGCAGGCCGAGCCGGACGAGGCCGATAACTCCTTCCACTCGCACGAGTTCGCCAAGGCACACGCCGAGCCAGCCCCGGCGCAGGACGAGCAGGATATGGTTGCAGTGTCCCGCGCAACACTGGAGCTATGTACATACGCGCTTCGTGAGGAAGGCTACCCGGTTCTGCGACAGAAGCTAAAAGGCTTCCTGAACGCCGCCCCCATCGCGCAGACCGCCCCGCGCCCTACCGGCCTGTCCAAAGGCTGGAACTTGGTTCGCCAGTGTGACGGCTTCGTGATCGGCCATAGCAGTGAAGAACCCGCACAGCATCACAAGGAACAGGCGCTGGCCGATGGTCGTATCTACGTTCCGTTCCTTGTAGCGCAGGCCGCCCCGCAGCCGGAGCAGAGCGGGCTGGTGTTGCCGCGCGAACTGGTGGAGCGGTGCGTTGATCGCTGGGCCTGCTGTTCGATGGCGCAAACGCCCGGCGCGGAAAAAGCATGGAGCGACCTACGCGCCGCCCTGTCCACCCCACAAGGAGACACCTGATGACCGAGATCCTCGACCTGGATGCCCTGATCCGAGAGCACCTGGCCAAGGGCGGGACCATCCAACAAGTCGCCACGGGGGTGACTGCCGAACCGGCAGTCGTCCCGGTCGCCGCGCGCCATGACTCGCGTTTCAGCGCCGAAGCCCGCACCCAACGGCACAACGCCCGCGAGCAACGGAAGCGGAAACAGGACGCCCGCTACGTCGAGCAGCTACAAACACTGCTCGACACGCCGGATGTGACCGCCAAGGCGCTGACAGAGGCCCTCGGCTGCTCCACCTCCATCCTGCAGCGCCTGTTCAGGGACTACTTCAAGGGTGACCCGCGCATCGAGCCACTGGTGGAACAGCCGAGCGAAACGCGCAAGGAGCAATTTCGCCAGCAGGCGCTGGCCAAGCTGCGTGAGGCGCTGGACGAGGGCATCCGCGGCTACGTGCAGCTGGCCGACCACACCGGGGTCAGCACGAACACGATCCGTCGCCTGGCCAAGAAGCACAAGCTCGACATCCTGATCAGTACCGCCCGCCGGTGCTGATCAGACCAAACAACCAATCTGCCACATTAAAAAATATTAGCGGTGCTGATAGTGAAGCAGTACAATCCACAGCCATCACGGACCTGATGCCTATGAACGTGCAACATTTCACCCTCTCCGAAAAACTCCCGGCGGTACGCAGTACCTACCTCAGCCACCTGGCCTACCACGACCAGGAAGAGGACGACCTGCACGACCACCCGGGCAGCTTCTCCGTTCACGCCAACGGCACCCTGATCGCGTTCGAGGCCTACCACGGCCGTTTCGACCCCGACCAGGCCATGGACGACTGGGGCTTCAACGGCCCGACCTTCCATTGCAGCAATGTGGTTCACGACCCTGACCGGGTCCTGCTCCAACACTGCGACCCGCAAAGCGTGACCCTTGCCAAACGACTCGGGCTCCAGACCCATGACGACACGGTGGTCATCGACTACCACGACGACATGCTCAAGGTCCCGGCGTTTCGTGACGGGCAGACGGCGTACTTCGGAGATTTCAGCGCCCATCTGCCAATCACATAAAAGGATCATCATGCAAGAAATCGGTCGTTTGCTGTTTACCCGCAAGGATGGGGAGTCTTTCGTAGTTGGGAATGACACAACGATCACGCTCCACCGCAAGGCGCCTGCTCGGGCCAACGTGGTGATCAAGCGCGGCGACGAGGTCCGCACACACAACGTGGGCGACCGTGAACCAATTGAAATCAATGAACATGCCAGCATGGAAGTCAGCTTTGACTATGGCAAAGGCAGGACCGCAGGTATGCGGGTTCTGGTTGTAGCACCGAAGAACATCAAGGTGCTGCGTTCCGAGCTCTTGAACCGTGGCCCCCGCTAAACCCCGTTGGGGCCTGAGCGACATCACCGTCGCTCTGGCCCTGGCCGCACAGATTCACCGCACGGACAAGGCGATCCACCAGACAGCCAAACGGCTGTACCGACTGGCCGACAGCTACGGCCGTGCGCACCTGGACCTCGTGCGATTCAGCAAGCAGCCCCTGGCTGTCATCCGCTTATTCTTGAAGGAACTTAAGATGTCCCGACCCCGCGCCCAGGTTGCCCTCGACCTGGAAACCCTGGGCACCTCGCCCGACTCCGCGATCCTTGCCATCGGCGCCGTCGCCGTGTGCGAGGAAACCGGCCAACGCCGCAAGTTCTACTCGATCTGCAACGCCAACGCCCAGCCGGGCCGCACCGTCAGCCAATCGACCCTCGACTGGTGGTCCAAGCAGAGCGACGCCGCCCGCGTGGCCTTCGACGAGGCCCACAAGCAGGAAGCGCCAATGCTGGCCACGGTGCTGGCCGAACTGACCCACTGGATCGGCGAGCTGGGCCTGACCCACGACGTCTACGTCTGGGGCAACGGCGCCAACTTCGACGTGGCCATGCTCGAACACGCCTACAAGCAGATCAGCGACTTCGTACCGTGGAACTTCCGCCACGTGCGCGACATGCGCACCCTGTACGACATCACCCTGCGCTTGCAGCTGGATGTCGACGTCCCGCGCATCGGCACCCACCACAACGCCCTGGACGATGCCGAGTTCCAGGCCAACGTGATCATGGAGTCACTGTGCCAGATCACCATCACCCAGCAGTTCATCGAAGAATCCGATGCCTTCGACGCTGAAATGGAGGCACGTGCGTGAAACTGATCGGACTCATCGGCCGCGCCCGCGTGGGCAAGGACACGGTAGCCGAGCATCTGCACACCTATCACGGGTTCAGCCAGTACGCCTTCGCCGATCCGATGAAAGACATGCTGGAGGTCGTCTTTGGTGACCGCTTCCGTGGCGGCGACCGCGAGGCGCCCATCGACTGGCTGGGCAAGAGCCCACGCCACCTGATGCAGACCCTGGGCACCGAGTGGGGGCGCAACTGCGTTCACCCGGACCTCTGGACCCTGCTCGCCGAGCGCGAGGTCGAGTACCACGCCAAGTACCGCTACAACCTGGTGATCAGCGACGTTCGTTTCCACAACGAAGCCGACATGATCCTCAAGCACGGCGGCGAGCTGTGGCAGATCGTGCGCGACGGTGCCACGGTCGCTGAGCACATCAGCGAGCAGGCGCAGTGGGCGAACTACGACTGCCACACCCTCAACAACAACGGCACGCTCGACCAGCTGTACCGCAACATCGACCTGCTCCTGGAGTATTCCTGATGCTGCTAAAAGCCATCGCTCTCTACTGTCTGCTCACCTTGGTGGGCCTGGCAATCCTGCTGTACGGCGCCCTGCTGCCCAAACTTATCAGCGGTGCTGATATGTTGTGGGTCATCACTGGCCTGGTCCTGGCCGTGGGCGCCGCCCCCATTTTCGGCCTGGGTATCTACTGCGCCATCAAATCCATAGCACTCCACAAGGAGCAACCCGAGCAATGAAGAAGTACATCAAGCTGTTCGCCGTAGGCCTACTGGCGGCCCTCGCAGTCGGCTGTAGCAAAGTTCCCGCCGGCCACGTCGGCGTAAAGGTCTATCTGCTCGGTGGCGAGAAAGGCGTCGACTCCGAGGAATTGAGCGTCGGCCGCTATTGGATCGGCGTCAACGAGGAGCTCTACCTGTTCCCGACGTTCAGCCAGAACTTCGTCTGGACCGCAGCACAGGACCCGGGCTCCTACGAGGACGAGTCGATCAGCTTCCAAACCAAAGAAGGCATGGAGGTGAGCGCCGACATCGGCATCACCTACTCGATCAACCCGAACAAAGTCACTGACATCTTCCAGAAGTACCGCAAGGGCATCGACGAGATCACTGACATCTACTTGCGCAACATGGTGCGCGACGCCCTGGTTACCGAGGCCGGCAGCAAGTCAGTGGAAGCCGTCTACGGCGAGGGCAAAGCCGACATCATCGCCCGCGTCCAGGAGCGCGTGCGCCAACAGGTGGAGCCGTTCGGCATCAACATCGAGCGCATCTACTGGATCGGCGCCGTCCGCCTGCCCCAGGCCATGACCACGGCACTCAACGCCAAGCTGCAAGCCACGCAAATGGCCGAGCAGCGCCGCAACGAGATCGAGCAGGCCAAAGCCGAGGCTGAAAAAGAACGCCAGCGCGCGCAAGGCGAAGCCGACGCCAAGCTGATCGTTGCACGCGCCGATGCCGACGCCATCAAGCTCAAGGCCGAAGCACTGCGCGCCAACAGCGACGTGGCAACCCTCAACGCAATCGAAAAATGGAACGGTGTCATGCCGACCTTCATGGGCGCTGACGGCGCGATGCCGTTCATCCAGCTCAAGTAACCCTCCCCCGGGCCACCCGCTTGGCCCCCGCACGGATGCGGGAACCCCACGGATGCGGACCTATTCACCCGCAAGGAGAACGCTCATGGGCATGAATCCCATCGCCAAAGCCGAACAGGTCCGCAGCATGCTCACCGTCGGCGCCAACGCCGCCCTGCTGCCGGAAGTCGAGCAGGCGCTGAATGACCTCTACACCGTGCTCGACGCGGTCAGCGAAGACCCCAGCCTGACCATCGCGGTCCTCACCGTCGCCGCCGCCATGAAAGGCAGCCAGACGGCCACCCCCGGCCTGGAAGCCGAGGCCGAAGCCATGCAGATCGCCATGCTCCGCTCGGTCTTCGCCACTCGCCAGATGGCCCACCGCACCCTGCACTGAGAACAACCAATGACCCCCAACCTGTCCGACTACTTCGCGCGCCACGAACGTGCCGCGCTGATGCTTTCAGGCGGCAAAGACTCCACCACAACGCTGATGCTCTGCCGCCCCTGGTGGGACCAGATCACCATCTACTGGTCCAATCCAGGCGCCGCCCTGCCTGAAACAATCGACCAGATGGCCCGCATCAAGGCCATGGTGCCCAACTTCGTCGAAGTGCGCGGCGATGTGATGGCCGACATCCAGCAGAGCGGCTGGCCGGCGGACATCGTGCCCCACAGCATGACCGCCATCGGCCGCATGACCAGCGGCATCGACGGCATCATCGTGCGCGACCGCTTCGCCTGCTGCTACCGCAACCTGATGCTGCCGGCCTACCAGCAGGCCGTCGCCGATGGCTGCACGCTGATCGTGCGCGGCGAGCGCCGTGCCGAGGTCAACCACAACCGCAGCGTCAGCAGCGGCCACATCGACGAGAACGGCATGGAACACCTGCTGCCGATCTACGACTGGCCCACCGATCACGTGATGCAGTACCTGCGCGATACGGCCCCCGAACTGATCCACCCGGCCTATGCCGAGGGAGCCGCCGGCAACCCGGACTGCGCCTGCTGCACCGCGTTCTGGAACGAGGGCTACACGCCCTACCTCGCCAAGCATCACCCCGAGGCTGCCGAGAACCGAACCCGCGTCATCGCCGCCGTTTATGGGCAGATCGACGCGACACGAGGGGACCTCAACCCATGATGATCCTCAACCGCGACTACCTGCTGGTCACCCTCGACTTCGAGACTTTCTACGACAAAGGCTACTCGCTCACCGCGATGAACACCTTTGAATACGCATCGGACCCGCGGTTCTCGATCCACGGCGTCGGCATCAAGATCGAGGACGGCAAATCCGTCTGGTATCGGGACACCGAGGAAGCGCTGAACGCCATCGAGGCTGCTGCTGACGGCAAGCCCATCGCCATGGTCTGCCAGAACACATATTTTGATGGCTGGCTGCTCCATAAACACTTCAACTGGCACCCTGACCTGTACGCCGACACCATGGGCATGTCCCGTGGCATGTTCCCGACCGAGCGCGCGAGCCTGGAGAAGCTCTGCGAACGCCTCTGGCCGAACGACAAGAAGATGCGCAAGGGCAAGGAGCTGATCCAGTTCAAGGGCGTCACCACCGAGCAGCTGTGGGCCAACCCGGCGATGGAACAGGCCATGATCGGCTACTGCTGCGGGACCAAGCGCGCCCCCGGTGACGTCGAACTGACCTATGCCGCCTTCTGCCGCATGCTGCCTTTCTACCCGGATCGGGAACTGGAGCTGATCCACCTGACGCTCCAGATGATGTGCGAGCCGCTGCTGATGATCGACGTGCCGCGCGTGATCCAGTGCCGCGACAACGCCATCGCCGAGCGCGACCGAATCATCCGCGAATCGGGCCTGTCCGAAAAACTGCTGGGTTCCAACGCCCAGTTCGAGAAGTGGATCAGGGCGCAAGGCCTTCCGGTGCCGCTCAAGCCTTCCCCGACCCAGACCGTGAAAGACGACCAGGGCAACGAGGTGATGGACGACAACGGCGACCCCATACCGGTGATGATCCCGGCACTCGGCAAGTCCGACCTGGGCTTCCAGGCCCTGCGCAAGGAACACCCCGAGTTCGAGCATGTCTGGGCCGGTCGCGTCGCCGCCAAGTCGGTCGGCGAGATCACCCGTGCCGAGCGTTTCATCGCCACCGCCGAACAGTGCGACGGCTTCATGCCCGTGCCACTGGGCTACTACGCCGCTCACACCGGCCGCTACGGCGGCATGGAGAAGCTCAACCTCCAGAACCTGGGCCGTGGCTCCGAGCTGCGCCGATCCCTGTGTGTCCCGACCCGTGAGGTGCGCCTATGACCTGGAAACCCTCGGGCATTCGCAACAAGAACTTCGGTGCCACGACCAATCACTGTGACATCTGCGGCAAGCGCCGCGGTGGTGGCAAGCCAATCAACCATGACAAGTGCGCCAAGTTGCGCCGGGAGCGCGACAAGTGATCCGCGACAAGACCCTCGATGCCGCAATCCTCGAAGCCCGGCGCTTCATCGACACGGCCGAAGCCTTACGGGTCGACCGGAAATCCAACCCCGACCGCCGCGACTGGCAGCCGAGTGTCCATGCCGCTGCCTGCCGCCGGGCGAGCATGGACCTGACCCGCAAACTGGCTGATCTGAGGCAAGGGCGATGAGCGATAAAGACTACTGGAAAGAGTGCATCAGCATCGCCGCTGACGAATGCGACCTCCAGCTCACTGACGAGCAGCTCGAAGCACTCGCCGAGTCAGCCGCCAGCGGCCACGAACATTATGGGATGGCGTTCTATGAGCCACCTGCGTCCGATCGCTACGACGAAATCGAGCGCGAATGGAAGGGTAAATACGAGGCGCTGAAGCGGGAGTTCGACACCTACATGGACAACGCCGAAACGGCCGTAAAAAGAGCGCTCCGGCAGCATTCCGACGCGCGGGTGACGATTGGGCAATACGGCGAAGTGCATCGGCATGGCGGCAGGACGGAGCAAATCCTATGACTCTTGCGCACTCCCCTGCCCCCTGGAAACTGGAAGACCGGGGCATCAAGTACATCGTCAGTGCCCCGGGCAACGGTTACATCACCCGCGACGTGTGCCGGCTGGACGGCAGCACAATGGCCGCGTTCGAACAGCGCGCTAACGCCGTACTGATATCGCTTGCCCCAGAGCTTTTGGACCTGCTCGAACGCTGGGTCGCCACGCCATACGACGAATATCACCAGCAGGGCGCCATGGCGCAAGAAGCGAGCGCTCTGATCGCCCGAACACGAGGTACAGCATGACCCTCCCCCTCAACCCGCAGACCCTCGAAGGCGCCGTCCAGCTCGCGGCCATCACCGGTGACCAGCTGGTGTACGTCGCGGACTCCTCGAACATCGAAGCGCGGATGCTGGCCTGGCTCGCGGGACAATCGAACCTGCTCGACACCTTCCGCTCGGGTGGCGACGTCTACTCCGAGTTCGCCTCGATCCTGTTCGGCTTCCCGGTCAACAAGCACACCCACGTCCTGGAACGCTTCATCGGTAAGGTGTGCGTGCTGGGCCTCGGCTACGGCATGGGATGGAAGAAGTTCCGCGACACGCTGGCAGCCGGCGCCCTCGGCGGCCCACCGGTGTACTTCACCGAGCTGGAGGCGCAGAACGCGGTCAACACCTACCGCGCGGCCAACAGCTGCATCACCGACTACTGGAAGCAGGCCGAAGCGGCCATCGCCGACATGTACCTGGGCAACGTGCGTCAGTGGGGGCCGCTGGTCATCCACCGCAACTGCCTGGTCATGCCCAACGGCATGGCCCTGCAATACCCCGGCCTGCGCCCGGCCGTGAAAGAGGACAAGCGCGGCAACGAGTACACCGACGGCTGGGAATACTGGAACGGCCAGTTCTGGAAGAAGCTCTACGGCGGTCTGCTCACCGAAAACATCACCCAGGCCCTGAGCCGGATCGTGCTGTTCGAGCAGATGCTCAACATCAACCAGGACGTGCTGCTGCCGGTCGGTGGCCGCGTGGTGCTCAACGTCCACGACGAAATCATCGGCGTGGGTCCGAGCTACGGCGCGATCTGGGCCGGCACGAACGAAAAAGGCAAGGACGTCTGGCACAACGCCGATGGCGCCAACGCCCTGTTCCAGCAGATCGTCGACACGATGCGGACCCCCGAACCCTGGTGTATGGACCTGCCGCTCGACAGTGAAGGAGGCTTCGCTTTCGAATACTCCAAGTGAGTCGGCGCTGGCCAAGGAGGGCCGCCCCCTATAGTATCAGCACTGCTAATAACGGAGTCCAACATGACGGTGCCCATAGTCTTCCTTGAGCCTGCACGCAACCTGCGTCTAGCCAAGACGATTACCAAGGACGGGTCCCTGCCATATCCACTTGCAAAGATGTTCACCTCCCACGTGGCCTACGTCTCCCCGGACGAAGCCGGCGTGCGTGAAGCCTATCGCGTGATGCAGGACCATGCCACCAAGGGCCACGCGCTGCACAAAGGCGTGCTCAAGGCCCCCCTGCTCAACGAACCGCGGCGCGGCAAGGCCGACCCTAACGCCTCGACCAACCTGCTCGTGATCGACCTCGATGACTTCATCCCGAACAAGCAACTACCCACCCCAGTCACCACAGCAGCACTTGCTGAACTCGCCGAAAGCGTTCGCGCAGTTCTTCCAGAGCCTCTGTGCCGAACCGCCTGCATCGCCAACGCCTCTGCCTCCACCGGCTTCAAGGCCAACGGCGCGGTAGGCCTGCACCTGTTCTTCATGCTCGACCGCCCCGTCGCGCCGACCCAGCTCAGCCACTGGCTGACCGGTCTGAACTTCGACATCGACCTGTTCAGCGCGCAGCTCAAGCTCAACCGCTCGTGCCTGTCGCTCAAGTACATCGTCGATCCGGTGGTGGCCCGCAATGCCCAGATCATTTACATCGCCCCGCCCGAGCTTTCCGGCGTCGCCGACCCCTTTGCCAGCAACAATGATCGCTGGACGCTGGTGGACGGTGACCAATGGACGCTCGACCTCCAGCCTCTGCTCGATGCCACCGTACCTGCTGCCGTGCAAATGCAGGCCGAGAAGCGCCTGGCCGAGGAGCGCAAGAGCATAGGCCTCAAGAAACTGGCCCCACGCTATCGCAAGCTGGACATCGACGGCGAAAAGGTCCAGGTGCTGACCAACCCGGATCACATGCAGCTGACCCTGGTGCGCACCACTGACATTCACGCCTACTGGAACATCAACGGTGGCGACTCCAATGCCTACTGGAACCCCATCGGCAACCCGGAGATCATCTACAACTTCAAGGGTGAACCACCCTTCGAACTCAAGCAGGCCAACGAGGACATCTACAACTGGTACTGCGAGACGTACAAGACGCAGATTCGTGACACCAGCGATCCCAAGCCGCTGGCCTTCCGCGAGCAGTCCACCGACCAGCACTACTCGGTCGAGTACAACCCGCGCGAAGACCTGATCATCCGTGTCGCCAAGATTGCCCGGCAGAACATCGACGACTGGTATGCCTCCTACGGCGTGCCGGCCCCGGACCCCATCCCGCAGTGGGACATCCTGTTCAACCCGCAATCGACCACGGTGATCGACTGGGACAACCACAAGCTCAACACCTTCCAGCCGACCCCGCTGCTGCGCAACCCGCCGGCGATCCTGCCGACCTATGCCGGCTGCAAGATCGGCGAGGCCCAGCATCACCTGAGCCAGCTCTGCCCGTTCATCTACCGCGTGCTGTTCCACATCTGCGGCAACGGCAGCGCCGAGTTCGAGTGGTTCATCAACTGGCTGGCCTACACCATCCAGACACGCAACAAGGCACAGACCGCGTGGATTTTCAGCGGCTGCCCGGGCACCGGTAAGGGCATCTTCTTCGAGCGCATCCTGCGGCCGATCATCGGCGAGAAGTACGCGACCAAGAAGCGCCTCGACCACCTGGAGGAGCAGTTCAACGCCTACCTGCAAGAAACCCTGTTCCTGGTCTACGAGGAGTTCCGCCTCAACGATTCGAAGCAGGACGGCAAGCTGCTCAACAAGCTGAAGGACGAGATCGCCTCCTCGATCACCAACATCCGTGCGATGCGCACCGATGTGGTCGAAGCGGCGAACTACACCAACTACATCTTCTTCTCCAACCACCTGGACGTGATCCGCATCGAGGAGGGAGATCGCCGCTTCAACATCGCCCCGCCGCAACTGGTCCCGCTGCGCGCCGTCTGGCCGAAGATCACCAGCGAGCTGTCGCGCATCGACGACGAACTGGGCACCTTCGCCGGTTTCCTGATGGCCTATGCCACCTGCGAGAACAGCGCCCGCACCTGCGTGGAGAACGAGTCGAAGGCGCGCATGAAACGTCTGGCCATGGGCTACAACGAGCGCTTCTGCCTCGCGGTACGCAACGGCGAGCTGGACTACTTCATGGATGTCTTCGACATGGACATCGCCAACGACCTGACCAAGTCCACGCAGATCACCACCGCGCAGAAGTACGTGCGCCACTGGGCCGGCAACGTGGGCAAAGGGAAGCTGCGGGTGCCCGCCAGCGACCTGTTCACCGTGTACCTGGCCATGCACGACGCCCGCCTCACCCAGCCGAAGTTCACCCAGATGCTGGGCCGCAACGACGTGCATGTGGAGCGGCAGAAGCACCTGGGCAACAAAGTGAGCTGCATCGACATCGAGTGGTTCAGCGAACTCGACCCGGCAGAGCTGGACGACATCGCCGCGCCGAACGCCAAGCCCGCCCACCAGCAATTCCATTGAGGTAGCCATGGACCGCCCAACCTTTGATCCCGGGGCCTTTGGCTCCGGGAAGATCGCCATCGAAGAAAAACCCTTCGTGCGCGACACCACAGCCTTCAACCCGGCAGCGATCAGCGCACGCTTCGAAGCCAAGGCTCAGCAGATCATCGACCTGCGCACCGCGCCACTCGGCCCGGTGCGCGCGTGGTCCATGAGCCGGCTGTTCGACTTCGAGAACTGCCCGCACGCCGTTTACCTCTCGAAAGTGGAGAACATGCCCTCGCCTAGCGGCCCGGCTGCTGAGCGTGGCACCGCGGTCCACAACCACATCGAGGGCTACATCCAGGGCGAGCACGCCGAGGTCATCAAGGAAATGTCCGGTTTCCGGCCACTGATCGACCTCTTGCGCGACGAGTTCGCCGCGGCCCGGGTCGAGGTGGAAGGCGACTGGGCCTTCGACCGCACCTGGAACACCACCGGGTGGTCGGCCAAGGACGCCTGGGCGCGCTTCAAGCTCGACGCCATCCACTTCCAGTCCGACACCAGCGCCAAGGTGATCGACTGGAAGACCGGCAAGAAATTCGGCAACGAACTCAAGCACAACCAGCAGGGCATGGGCTACGCCATCGCCGCCTTCGCCCGCTACCCGGAGCTGGAGTTCGTCGAGGTGCAGTTCGCCTACCTCGACAAGTTCGACGAGCTGCGCGGCAGCTACACCCGCCAGCAGGCCGAGCTGCTCCGTCCGATGCTGGAGGAGCGCGCCGACAAGATGACCACCTGCACCGACTTCGAGCCCAAGCCTTCATTCCACGCCTGCCGCTGGTGTCCGCACGCCAAGGTGCAGGAAGGCCGTGACGAGCCGGCCTGCAAATGGGCCAACGAGCAAACCATCCACTGAGGGATCAGCATGAAAACCTACTCCGATAACGGCAGCCGCATGGCTGCTGCGGTCGACCGCGTCTACGGCCACCGCGCAATGCCCATCGAGGGTGCCCTGTTCCACATCGCCGACATCAACAGCCCCCAGTATTTCGGCGGCACCTGGAACTTCGTCACCAACGACGCCGGCGACCTGGGCTTCTGGTATCCCACCAGCCGCGACACCTACGCGGTCGAGTGCGAGAACTACTTCGCCCACGAAGCCATGGACGCGCGCTCCTTCGGCGCCGCCTGCACCCTGGTCGCGCTCAACCACACGATCTGGAACCTGCACGCCAAGGGCAACGATATCAGTGCCCTAAGTGACCTGTTCCACCGCCTGCAAAACTGGGTCTACGACCTGGGCGAAGGCGACGAGCCCTTCATCGACACCACCACTGTCGCCGGCTTCACGGACTGACCGCCATGCGCGAGTTCGATCCCGAGGCCGACTTCGAACAACGCTGCCGCGACCGCGCCGTGCAGCTGAGCCATGTGCTCGGCTGCCTGCCCGGCGAGGTGTACACCTTCATAGCACCCGAGGAACCAACAATGGATCCAACCTACATCGCTCAGGCGATGCGCACCAACAGCACCTCCACCGGCCTGCACCCCGTGCATCCTGATCTGCTGCACGCCACCCTCGGCATGTGCGACGAGCACTTCGAGTACACCGGCGCCCGCAGCTGGCTGAACGCCGTGGAGGAGCTGGGCGACCTGTGCTGGTTCATCGCCCTGGCCGCGCACACCCTGGACTGCGACCCGTTCGCCGCACCCGAGGCGTTCCTGCGCTTCAACCCCGACGCCCCGCTGCTGTTCGATGCCGTGGGCGAGTTCGTCGGCATGGTCAAGAAGACCTACGCCTACGGCAAGCCGCTGGACATGGCCCGTCTGCGCTGGCTGCTCGGAGCGATGGTCAGCCGCATCGCCGCCATTTGCGAGGCCCGTGCCGAGCGCAGCCTCGACGACGTGCTGGCAGCCAACATCGAGAAGCTGCGCGCCCGCTTCCCCGACAAGTTCGACGAGCAGCTCGCCATCGAGCGCAACGTCAAGCAGGAGGCCGCTGCCATGCGCAGCGAGTTGCACTGATGAGTACCACTGCGCCTGCGGTTATCAGCAGAGCTGATGTGCCGCCGCTCTACGAACACCAGGAACAGAGCGTCCAGTTCAAGCTGACGCACCCGCGGATGATTGACGGCTCCGACCCGGGCACGGGCAAGAGCCGCACATGCCTGGAAGCGTTCGCCCGCCTCAAGGCCGCGAACCAGGCCGACCGCATGCTGGTCCTGGCCCCATTGTCGATTCTGCGCCCGAGCTGGGCCAAGGACTGCGCCGAGTTCACCCCGCAGCTGAGCTGCTCGGTGGTCACCGCCAAGGAGAAATTCAAGGCGTTGCCGCCGGCGATGGACGCCGACATCTACATCACCAACCACGACGCGGTGAAGTGGCTCAAGGACTGGCGCCCGCCGGCCGGCGAGCGCTGGGTACTGGTGATCGACGAAGCCCCGGCCTTCAAGAACCGCACAAGTCAGCGCTCCAAGGCACTGGCCCACCTGCGCCAATACTTCGACTGGCGCTGGCCAATGTCCGGGACACTGAACGCCAACGGCGTGCTCGACACCTGGCACATCGCATACCTGACCGACGACGGCGAGCGCCTCGGGCGACAGTTCTGGGGCTTCCGTGCCCAGGTCTGCACACCGGTGGCCACCGGCCCCGGCGGCCAGTACACCGAGTGGCAGGAGAAGCCCCACGCCCGCGCCATCGTCGCCGACCGGCTCAAGGACATCGTGTTCCGGGTCAAGTTCGAGGACTGCCTCGACGTGCCGGAGAACGTCACCCGCCACCTGGAAGTGGAGCTGCCGCCGCGCATGATGGCCCAGTACCGCCAGCTGCTGCGCGAAGCGGCGGTCGAGCACGAGTCCGGTGCCATGATCACGGCGATCCACGCCGGGGCCAAGGCGCAGAAGCTGCTGCAACTGTGCTCGGGTGCGATCTACGACGGCGAGGGCGGCTACAAGGTGTTCGACACCAGCCGCACGGATCTGGCCCTGGATCTGATCGAGCAGCGCGAGCAGTCCGTGTGCGCCTTCCTCTGGAAGCACCAACGCGACCTGCTGGTCGAAGGCGCCCGCCAGCGCGGCCTGCGCTACGGCGTGATCGACGGTGAAACCCCGGTCAAGGAGCGCGAGGTGCTGGTTGCCCGCTTCCAGGCCGGTGACCTCAACGTCATCTTCGCCCACCCGCAGTCGGCCGCCCACGGCCTGACGCTTACCCGCGGCACCGCGACGATCTGGCCCAGCCCGACACACTCGGCCGAACACTTCCAGCAGTTCAACCGCCGGGTATATCGCGCCGGGCAGAAGCAACGCACCGAAACCATCTGCATTTCAGCAGCCGACACGCGCGAGAAAGAGGTTTACGAAAAACTCAACGGGAAGCTCTCCCGCATGGCGGAGCTGAACAGCTTGCTACTCAACCTCGGAGTCGCCGCGCATGGCCAAGTGGCAGTCAGACACTAAGCACCGCACCTACAGTCTGTGGTGTGCGATGCGCCAACGATGCAAAGAGGGCAACGCCTCCTCAAAAAATCATGGCGATAGAGGCGTCCGCGTGTGCCCGGCATGGAACTCCAGCTACGACGCGTTCATTGCCGATATGGGGTACGCCCCTGACGGGATGACGCTAGAGCGGCGGGATAACGACGGTGACTATGCCCCTGCCAACTGCCGCTGGGCGACGGACAGGGAGCAACGGCTGAACAAGCGCACCAACCGGCGCATCACCCTGGGCAACGAGACCAAAACCGTAACCGAATGGGCCGAGTCGCTAGGAATGCCAGCGCAACGCATATGGAACCGCCTCGGCGCGGGAGAGCCGGTCGAACGCGTCCTAGCGCCGCAGCGCCTGCGCCCAGCAACGCTGCGGCACGGAACACTGAACGGTTACAACTACCACAAATGCCGCTGCGCCGAATGCCGGCGAGCAAATACCCAAGACAAGATAGCCCGCAAGGCTAAAGCGAAAACCACTCCGACTATCCATTGAGGCAATGACCATGACCACTCTGACCGACATCGACACCACCAACGCCGTAGCCGCCACCGTCGCCAACCCGGCCGACACCCTGATGCTTGCCGCTAAACTGGTGGCCAAGACCGTCACCAAGATCGCCGCCACCGATGACCTGCTCGCCGCACAGCAGCTCGCCGTGCAGGCCGCCAAGCAGAAGGTGTCCGACGCCCTCGCCGGCAACGGCAACTTCGATGACGCCGGCCGCGTGTTCAAGGCTGCCAACAACAAGCTCGACAAGCTGCTGGAAACCCGCGAAGCGCTGGTCAGCAACGCCAACGCCGACCTCGATGCGGTGCGTGATCAGATCGCTGCCGTGCAAGCCCAGCTCCGCGCCCTGGACGCCTGAGCCATGGCTATTCGGATCATCTGTAGCCAGTGCGGGAGCGATGATGTAAAGCGCGACGCCTGGGCCACATGGGATGAAGACGCCCAGCAGTGGGTGCTCGACAACGTGTTCGATGAGGCATGGTGCGACGCCTGCGAAAATTCCACCAGCCTTGAGGAGGAACAGCTCTGATGCCCTACTACGACGACGAGCTGGTTCGCCAGCTCACCGCCGAGGCCATCGAACGGACAGGCTCGCGCCTGCTCCAGATGCACCGCTTCGGCGAGAATGACCTGGAGCACACCCGCGCGCTGTTGAACCTGTTCGACTTCCCGCAGGACGCCCGCATCGCTGACATCGGCTGCGGCGTCGGGGATCTTGCCCTGACGATGCAGGCCGAACGCCCGGACCTGAACTTCGTGCTGGTCAACCCGAGCCTTGCACAGTTGCGAATGTGCTCGGATGACTTCGCCAAGGTGCATGCCTATGGCGAAAGCCTGCCGTTCGAACGTGGTGATGTGGACGCGCTGATGGTGACCTACGCCCTGGGGCACATGGACTTGCCGCTGTTCGCCCAACAAGCGATGCGCATCCTGGCCCCCGGCCAGAAGCTCTGCATCTTCGACCTGTTCAAACTCGACGCCAGCGCCCCCTGCCGATTGGCCGAGGATCTGAACTACGCCGAGCGGACGCTCTACGACGTGTTGCAAACCTTCGATCAGCACCGCTTCGACGCCGCCGCGATGCAGACCGCTACCCACCTGCCGGAAGCCACCGCTGCCCTGCTGCCCAACCCGAACACCCTGGACAACACCTTTAGTGTCGCCCTGGTACTCACCCGGAGAGAGAAATGAACGCAAAAGTCGATGCACCCGCCGAAGTGACCCTCGCCTATCTGGCCAACCGCCGTGACGACCTGCGCGAACACAAGCGCGAGTTGGAGGCCCAGGTCAAAGTGATTGATCAGGCACTCGCCGCCAACGAGCTGGAGATCATCGAACGCCTCGACGAAATGGGCGTGAACAAGTTCGCCGTGGGCAAACTGTCCTTCTCGATCAGCGAAAACACGGTCGGCAATGTCGAGGACTGGGATCGGGTGCATGCCTACATCCGCGACAACAACGCCTTCCACCTGGTCCAGCGCCGCCTGGCCAACGCTGCTTATAAAGAGCTGCTGGACATGGGCGAGGAGCTGCCCGGTGTCGTGCCGTTCAACAAGCGAACCCTGAATTTCCGCAAGGGCGCGTAACCCGCGCTTGAGAATATCAGCACTGCTGATACAATGAATTCGCCCCCGATACCCGGGGGCCAATAGCCCGAAAGGGCCTGACTGGAGAGTGCCAAATGGCCAAGACTGACGTAGTAGTAGACACCCCGAAATCCATCGTTGGCTTCCTCGCTGACGACCAGCTCCCCGCCCACCTGCAACACGGTACTGGCGCCGGTAACGAGAATGTCTCGTCCGACGACATGACCATCCCGCGACTGGACGTGATCCAACAGCTGTCGCCGCAACTGGACCCGAGCAACGCCAAGTACATCGAGGGCGCCAAGCTGGGCCACGTGTTCAACAGCCTGTCCGGTGACCTGTACACCCACTGCTTCGTGGTGAACCTGCACTTCGACACCCGCTTCCAGGTGTTCAAGAAGCGCAAGTTCGGCGGCGGATTCGAAGGCAGCTTTGCGACCGAAGCCGAAGCCCTGGCGCACCTGGACGCGAGCAACCTGCCGCGCGACCAGTACGACGTGGCCGAGACAGCGATCCACAAGTGCCTGCTGCTCGATGACACCGGTCGCCCCGACCAGCCCGTGCTGATCTACATGAGCGGTTCGAAGATGAAAGTCTCCAAAGACTGGAACTCGGCGATTCGCCTGAAAGACCCGCGTGCTGACCGCTTCGCGTCGGTCTGGACCCTGTCCAGCGTCGGCGAGAAGAACAAGCAGGGCCAGCCGTACCAGAACTTCAAGGTGGACTTCGCCGGCTGGGCCGGTGCGGACCTCTACGAAGCCGCCAAGGGTGCCTACCAGGGCATCGTCGGCGCGGGTAGCGAAACCGTCCACTAACCGTGGGCGCCCCCGGACGGAGCCGGGGGCCATAAAAGAGGGCTCTGGTCCAACTCTTTAGGGGTCGGGCGGAAAGAACCAGAGCCCTGTTTTATGGCAGTCCGATGACGAGCGGTATGACCGTTGAGTCGACTCCTGCAGAAAATTGATCCAAGTCAATTGCAGCCCCGAAATGGTGGCAATATGATGGCGCCCGCATGACGGAACATACCTACATCCGTAGCATCCACGACCGACTAAGGAAAGCCGCCCCCGCGATCTACATCTGGAAAATCAACGACCCCTACCAGGGAGGCGTTGCTGATGCCTACTACTCCGGGCACTCCGACATGTGGATCGAGTACAAGTACATCAAATCCTTGCCAAAGCGTGATAGCACCGTGATCGTGCCCGGCTTGAGCCAGCTGCAGAAAGACTGGCTCCGGGCGCGCCACCAGGAGGGCCGCAAGGTATGTGTCATCGTTGGGTCGCCCGACGGATCATTGATCCTTCCGGGCGTTTCCTGGGAGGAACTTATCAGTTCTGCTGATTTCAAAAGCAGCATGGTTGATAAAAACTCGGTGGTTGCCTATATTCGAGGTCAATTGGCCATTTGAATAATGGCACCGCCCATAGACACCCAGGAGGGGTCAGATGAGCAATCGCACCATCACTGAGCAAGACAAGAAGAACGCCGCACGACTGAAAGCACTCTGGGAGGGCAAAAAAGGCTCCCTCGGTTTGACCCAGGTCACGGCAGCCAAGGCCTTGGGGTACAAGACCCAGTCCATGGTGAGCCAACTTCTCAATGCTCAGGCCGCCCTCAACACTGACGCGATCCTGAAATGGGCACAGCTGCTCCAGGTTTCCCCTACCGACATCGACCCGAGTCTGACGTCGTTGGGGTTTTCCAAAAGCACGCTGCGCCAGGTCAAAGTGTCTGTTGTCGCACGGATGTCCGGGGAGCCGGCAGGCCCTTTCGAGACTGTGGAGATTACAACGCAAATGGCTAGGCAAATGTATGGCGTGACAGTGGACACGGACGGCTTCGAACCTTTCGCCAAGAAAGGCTCGACACTGATCATCAGCCAGGAAGAAGAACCAATCTCCGGTGACGAGGTGTTCATCCGCCTTGCCGTCCAGGACAGCTTCCTGCACCTGATCAAGTATTACGTGATGACCGACCACACCCGCGGCGTCGCCGTGGTTCGTGATCTGGAAGGCGGCGACCCACAAGAGCTGCCACTGGACCGCATTGAAGCGATTGATCCGATTGTCAGTGTCGAACGACCCATGGTCACCCGCCCTATCCGGCTACGACAACGGGCAGCCAGCAACTGATTCGAGAGCCCGGGCAACCGGGCTTTCTTTCGCCCTCAATAATCAGCAGAGCTAATAATGGAAATCGAAACCCCCGAACTCCTCAAGCCTTCCTTCTATCTGGTGAGCTATACCCAGCCGGCACCGGGCATGGTCAAGCGCGGCGTGGAAACACCCCTCGATCTGATCGCCTTCTGCGCCAGGGTGTCGAACCCGGAAAACCAGACCAATAGCGAAACCGCCGCGCGGCTGCTGCGCTACCTGATCCGCAACAAGCACTGGTCACCGCTGGAAATGGTCGACGTGACCTTCGGCGTCACCACCGCGCGCGACATCACCCATCAGCAGGTGCGTCACCGCTCGATGGCGTTCCAGGAGTTCAGCCAGCGCTACGCCGATGTCGACGACAGCCGCCACTGCCTGCGCGAGGCTCGCCTGGAGCACCCGACCAATCGCCAGAGCTCCCTGCCCTGCAACGACCAGTCGATCATCGACCAGTGGATTCAGCATCAGCTCGAAGTGCTGGAAGTCGCGCGCCGCGCCTACACCTGGGCACGCAAGAACAAGATCGCCAAGGAATGCGCCCGCGTCGTGCTGCCCGAAGGCCTGACGCTGAGCGACATCTACATCAAGGGCAGCCTGCGCTCCTGGGTCCACTACCTGGAGCTGAGAGGTGGGAATGGAACACAACTTGAACACCAGCAGATCGCACTCGGTCTGGCCCAGGCGATCACCGAGGTGTTCCCCGCCAACGTGCTGGAGATCGAGTGATGCTCCCATCCTTTATTAAGCGTCTGCTGCCGGCCTCCACGCCGGCGGCCGAACCCACCGAGTGCCCGGGCTGCGCGCTGCGCAGCACCGCACTGGAAAGCCTGCACTTCAAATTCAACGTCGCCCGCAAGTGCCAGGCGACCTACGACCGTCGAGTCAGCGCCCTGAAACACGCGCACCCCGACATCTGGCAGGAGTTCTTCGCCAAGGGCTGTGAAAGCAAATCGCATGGAAGCAACGCATAATGAATAACGCCAAGCAGGAGCAGCCCGACACGGGCTGCTTCCCTCCTCCGAACTACAAGCACTGCGAGTGCGACCATAAACTGTGTGAAACCGGCGCCGTGTTCTACCAGTCAACTGGCTGGATCGAATGCACCGTCTGCCGCGGTTGGCAGCCAATTCGGAAACCCATCGAGGTGTGACATGCAGGGAGAAGACCTGGACCGTTTGGACCCGCGCCCGCTGATCGTGCGCGCCGACATCGACAAGGTGCATGAGGAAGAAATGGCGGCACTGACCGGGACCACGCTCAAGGCGCTGCAAAGAAAGCGCGCCCGCGGCGTGATCCCGAAAGGCGTCTACGCTACCATTGACGGCCGCGTCATGTATTCGATCAGGCGATACGATCAATGGGTAGAAAGTCTCTGGCCGGATTACCAACTGGTGTTGAGCTCGTCGGTGACGCCATCCGCATCCGATTCATGTGGAACGGCAGCCGGCGATGCGAAACCCTCGCGTACCCGCAAACCCCGCAGGGTATCCAGGCAGCAGCCAATCACCGTACTACAGTAGTTCAGCTCGCCAAGCTCGGCATGCTGACCGATGCCAAGTACGCCGAGCTGTTCCCCTCCACCAGTTACAACCCTGAGAGCCAGTGCCCGCTGTTCGGTGAATACGCGCAGCTCTGGCTCAACGGCCGCAAGATCGTCAAGGGCACCCGGCGCAACTACCGGGCCTCGCTCAACCGCTTCTGGATGCCGGCACTGGCCACCAAGCCGCTGGACAAGATCACCACCTTCGAGCTGCGCAAGCTGATCGGCAGCACCGAGTGGGCCTCCCCTTCCCAGGAGCGCACCGCGATCCAGCATCTGCGGACCATGTTCGCCTCGGTGGTGGCCGATGGCATCCTGTCGCGCAACCCGGCCGGCTCGCTGGAACTGCCCAAGCTCGGCAAGAAAGTGATCGACCCGTTCGAGCGCGAGGAGGCCGACCAGATCATTGAGTGGATGTACGCCAACCTCACCGGCTCGCTCGGCATCTACGCCTGCTACTTCGAGTTCGCCTTCTACACCGGGATGCGCCCGGGCGAGATCATTGCCCTGCGCTGGGACGAGGTGGACATGCGGAGCAAAGTGGCGCGCGTCTGCCGGATCATGGCCGATGGCGAGATCCACGAACGGACCAAGACTGGCGTGCATCGGGACGTGCTGCTCAACGCTCGGGCGCTGCATGCCCTGGACAAGGCCCGCGAAGTGGCGACGCTACGCGCAAAGCAGCGCCGCCAGTTCCCCGACTCGCCCTACATTTTCCCACCGACGAAGAATTTCGAGTTCATCCAGCAAGCCTCGGTGACCGACAAGCACTTCCGTGCCGCCCTGGTGGCCTGTGGCATCCGCCGCCGGCCGCAGTACAACTGCCGCCACACCTACGCCAGCATGTGCCTGACCGCTGGCATGAAACCCGGCTTCGTGGCCAACCAGCTCGGCCACAGCGTGCAGATGCTTCTGTCGCGTTACGCCCGCTGGATGGAGTCACGTGCCGATTGGGACGAGCTGGCAAAACTCGACACGAAAACCGCCCCCGAAACCGCCCCGACAACCGAGCAAAACGCCTCGGCCGAGGTGCGCGTTTTGGGGCCGATTGGTACAAAATTGGTACAGTAAGAAAACCACCCCCTCTGGAACCCGCATGGAATCTAGCCCCGTGACACTAGAAAAGCATTACACCGCGATCCTTGGCCAACTTGGCGAGGACGTTAACCGCGAGGGTCTGCTCGACACACCCAAACGCGCCGCCAAAGCCATGCAGTACCTGTGCAAGGGC